CCACCAGTTGGAGCAGTTGTCATGCTAGTGCCGTCTGTGAACTTGAACTCGGAAGATGTTACCGGAGCACCAAACGTCCAATCCGAATCAGTAGAGTATGTCAATGAACCAGCAGCAGAAGTACGAATGTCGATACCAAAATTATCAGTTCTATCTAAGATAACTCCAGTCCCATTAATGATAATATTGTTATGACCTTGGTTAGTTCTTCCTGCTTGCCGCCCAATTGCTATTGAAGATTCACCGTGATTCGTTTTACCTGCTTCCCAACCAATCGCAATACTATAGGCATTAGGGCGTTCCGCACCAGCACTACCACCAATATAAACATTTCTGTGTCTTATATTTGGATAACTCCCACCAGAATTAGCGCCACCACCTGCCTGATAACCAATTGCAACAGCATCGAAACCTGTATTAACACTACCTGCTCCATAACCGATAACGACCGCATTATGACCATTCAAACCATGGTGTGCACCCTGACCAATTGCAACACCCTTCTGATAAGCAACGGCACCATTACCAATAGCAACACCATTACCGGTTACCGATGCAGTGTCACCGATTGCGACTGAACCTGTTGCTGCACTAGAATTAACGCCAATAGAAACAGTCTGTAATCCACTGAGAAAAGATTGAACTCCAGCAGAGTCCAGACCGCCACCTGAACCGCCAGCACCGATTTCAGCGACAGCATCTGTTGCGTCTTTATAATAGAGTTTTCCGTCGGCGTAGTTTAATGCTAGTTCGCCGTATGCTAGATCTCCTGCCGCCGGTGCCTGTCCGCCAGTACCTGATCTTTTAATTTTGATTGTAGACATAGTCGTCTCCTTTGTTGTTTATGGGGGCAAATGCCCCCCCCATATGGAATATGGTTTAGATAGTCCCGAATGCCGTTACATCACCAACAACCGTTAGGTTGCCGTCTGTATCAAGTTTCGCTTTAGAAGTACCGCCAAAACTAATGATCAAATCGTCACCTGAGACCGAGAACTTCCAATCGCTTGTCGCAGCATCAACAGTTAATGCTGGGGCAGATACTTCTGCACCAAACGTCCAATCATCTGTAGTGTCGTATGTTAGCGAACCAGCAGTAGATGTACGAATGTCGATACCATACTGATCTGTTCTATTGACTGTTGAACCTGTTGCGTTTACAATAATATTGTTTGCTGCTTGATTAACTCGACCTGCTTGATAACCAATCGCAATAGAATTATTTCTGGCAGATCCAGTTTCTCCTGCTTCAAAACCTATCGCAACTGAATTAGTAGTATTTCCTCTACCTGCCGAATGACCAACCGCAACGTTTCGAGCACCAAATCCATCTCCAGCACCCGCTTCATAACCAATAGAGACTGAATATGTGTCTGCTTTTGAATGATTGCCGATGCAAACCATTTCTCCTGCAGAGTTATTTCCTGCATTTGATCCTAATACAGTAGCCTCAGCGCCATTAGTTTGTACGTTGGTTCCTATTGAAATAGAACCTTGACCTCCAGTTGAGGCATTAAGACCTATTGCAATGCTATTTCTGTTGGTGAACCCGCTAGTTTTAACTGAAGCGCCATTACCAATAGCGATTTCAGAAACTGATGCATAATCCGCAGGTATTTCATAATCAGCATCATTAGGGTCTGTAATTGTAATATTAGAAACGCCACCAGCTGGTGCTCGTGCTGCAACATAGTCGGAATCAACAAGCGTAGTGACTGCGGCAGAGTCTAGACCGCTCGAACCAGCAGAAATACCTGTCAACTGAGAACCGTCACCGATAAACGCTGGCGCAGTTACTGCAGCACCAAACGTCCAATCGTTTGTAGTGTCGTATGTCAACGAACCATAAGGACTAGTTTCGATCGCAATACCGTATGCTGTTTGTGGTTGATTTGTCGTTTGACCGGTCGCATTAATGTGGATTGTTTGCGAATCATCAGCACCAGCGTTTCTACCGATCGCAATACCATATTGCGCATTTGATGCTGTAGTAGCGTTATTACCCAATGCAACAGATGATGTTCCTACCGCTGAGGCACCATAACCCATTGATGTTGTGCCGACACCCGAAGCAGTACTGCCGACTGCGACTGAATAATTTCCAGTAGCATTGCCGCCAATACCTTTCGCATAGGAACCGGTTGCTTGAGCGCCCGTACCCAGCGCAAGAGTATTCTGGTTGTTCGCTAAGGCGTCTCTACCAAATGCACTCGCGGAAGCGGCTTGTGCCTTTGCATTATGTCCTACGGCAACTGTACCGTTCGATGTGGTTGCTTTTGCCGACGTTCCGATAGCGACGTTATAAAGACCACCAGAAGCATCTGCTTGATTACCAATTGCAACACCGACGTAGTTGGCAGCAGATCGGCCAATTGTAATTACAGTAGAATTTGTGCCGAATGTCAGTACCTCTGTGTCATTGAAATCTGAATCAATCATAGCATTTACTGCTGCAGAATCTAGACCGCTCGAACCAGCAGAAATACCTGTCAACTGAGAACCGTCACCGATAAACGAAGAAGCAGTTACTGAACCAGCAGTTACTGAACCGGAGAACAATGCATTATTGTCGCTATCAAATGTAAGGACTGCAGTTTGTCCAGAATCTACCGTCTCAGAAATTGTCAACGAAGAGGTAGAGACAGAATCGAGCATCATCGCTCGAATCGCTGCAGAATCTAGACCGCCTGAACCGCCACCAGTTGGAGCAGTTGTCATGCTAGTGCCGTCTGCGAACTCGAATGTTGTTGCTTTAACAGTTCCGTTAAAGTCGGCACTATCTGCGGTCAGGAACAACGCTTGTGTTCCTGCATGATCCCACTTAAATCCACCGCCGAATCGAGCAGCAGTTGTCACATATGATGTCATTCCACCAGCTGATGGGTGACTGAATTTGGTTCCCGCGTATCTAGAACCAACATACACATCGTTTGATGCAGTTAAATTTGCATCATTATTACTCGAACTCCACAAATTGTGCATTATTCGCTGAGAAGATGCGCCTGACGGATTTCCCGCTAATAAATATGAACTCGAGTAAGTTAAATTCTCGCCGAAAGTGTCTGCGTCAATTGTTGATAGTCCAATTGCACCACCTTCGACACGTAATTTATCAAGAGCAGTATAGTCTAATCCACCAGCACTTGTCTGTACTTCAGCACCTGTTAGTGAAATAACCCCAGCAGAGTCTAGACCACCAGCACCGCCACCAGCACCGATTTCAGCAACAGCATTTGTTGCGTCTTTATAATAGAGTTTTCCGTCCGCATAGTTTAATGCTAGTTCGCCATATGCTAGATCCCCTGCTGCTGGCGCTTGTCCGCCAGTGCCGGATCTTTTAATTTTGATTGTAGACATAGTCGTCTCCTTTTCTAATAGTTAGAAATATTGTTTTTTATTACTAAGGCGCGTCAGGATCTGTTATCCAATTGTACGCGCTTTTATCAAAGTGTTGTGCCTCCCAGAAATTATGTTTTATAAATTCATTCCATAATACTGGTGGTAGTAATTTTTGTTCTTCACGGTATTCGACTTTCTTTCTTACCTTGTGAAGACCTTCCATTTTTAGATCTAAGTCATACTCCTCATAACTATCTTCGACATTATCATAGTCATGATCATGATATTCTTCACCCAAAAACTGATAGATCTTTCTCATAGTTTGCTCTGGTTGTTTGGTCAGGGCATTATACTCAACAAAGATCATATGATCTGCGTCTCCTGAAAATACACCAGTTCGCATTAATTTGATTGGATCCATGACGACACCGCCCTTTGAACCCATCAATGTAAAGCACCGTTGATCTACAGTCGACATAATTTTATTCCCGTAGATCGGTTTTGTTCCCAGAGGATCTTTACCATTCAACTTCTCGAAAGAGTTTAAGATCCAAGGTATACTTCTCACACAAACAATCATCTTAAAATCAGGATATAATGTTTTTAGAAGTTTTGTTTTTCCTGTCCATGTGCGACCAGTATTAAAACAAACTTCCGTAGAACCTTCGTAGTAAGAATCAAAAATGCCCCGTATAATTCTTTTGCGTTTTTCTGCTTCGACTAATTTCCTTCCACCTTGAATATTTTCGGTAGCACGAATAATTGCGTCGGCATAACCCTGCAGAGGGTCGCTAATGCCTGCCGTAAATCTGGGGTTTTGTTTGAGTATTGAACTCAGCAAAGTGGACCCAGATCTAGGCAGACCTGATATAAAGTGGTACGTCTTTTCGCTCATTAAAACATCCTATAGTATATTAAAAATTAACCCTTCGCTTTCATTTTTTGCTTTAATTCTTGCTTCTCAGCAACCCTTCTACTTAATCTTTCAGAAGTTCTTTCGGATGAGAAACCTTTCCCATTTCTTTTAGCAACTTTCGCCTCCAGTCGAGCGATATCTTCATTAAGTTTTGTCTTTCTCTTTAATGACATTCTATTCTCCTTGAGATATGGGGGGACTTATGTCCCCCGTATTTTTTTATTATTATCGGCAGTCTTTAGAACGTGCCGCCGTCAATTTCGCCTTCGAATGACGATGCACGAACAGTTGTTCCGAAATTCCAGTCAGAATCTTTCGAGAACCACATACGACCATCAGAGTCTGTTGACTTTATCTCGATGTAATGGTCCTTAGTGTTATTGACCGCCGCCTGATAACCGAGAGCAACAACGTAGTTACCGCTTTGATCGATACCTGCTCCGTAACCAACCGCAGTAAGATATGATCCAGTGTTGTTCTGACCAGCGAATCCACCAACACCTACAGAATACACACCGGTATTAGAGTATAATGCATTTGTACCAACCGCAACGATGCCTGGTGCAGAGTTGTCTACACCGGTGTAATCACCGACCGCTGTAGACCTGAAACCAGTGTTACCTTTTAATGAATATGTACCAATACCGACAGAAGTGTCGCCAGTATTATAATAACCCGATTTGTAACCGGCAAAGGTCGATTTTTCGCCTGTGTTCATATGTGCTGAATAATAACCCGTAGCAAAAACGTGGTTAGCGCTGTTGCTTTCTGCTGCTGAATAACCGAGAGCAACAACGTGGTCGCCGGTGTTTTCTTCTGCTGTGTTATAACCGATACCGACAACGTTCGATCCGGAGTTATTATATGCTGCTTCATAACCCGCAGCAACAACGTAGTCGCCGGAGTTATTATATGCTGCATAATCCATAGCGACAACGTGGGTGCCGGTGTTATTTTCTGCTGCTTGATAACCGATAGCAATAACGTGGTTACCAGAGTTTTCTTCTGCAGCATCTTTACCGAGAGCAACAACGTAATCACCAGTGTTATCTTCTGCAGCATCATCACCAATCGCGACTACTTGACTACCAGTGTTATCAACAGCACAGTCTTCGCCGATCGCAACTATTTGACTACCCGTGTTTCTTTTAGCGGCATCGATACCAACACCAACAACGTCACTGCCAGTGTTCTTGTATCCAGCATAATTTCCGATTGCAACTAAGTCGTCTGCGCCGTTTTCCGCGCCAGCATAATAACCGACAGCAACAACATAGTCGCCCGAATCACCATTTGCTGCATAGTATCCCAAAGCGACAACATGCTCGCTTCCTGAAACAGCACCAGCATAAGTACCAATTGCGAAACTGTTGTAATCGTCAACCGTAACACCACCACCACTGACGCCGGTTAATTGAGAACCGTCACCCACGAATGATACCGCAGAGACTGAACCAGAAAAAGTGCTGTTGTTAGCACTATCAAACGAAAGAACTGCGTCAGAAGAATCATCTGAAATTGTAAGTTCCCCGACCTTTAAAGGACCGGAAACAACAACGCCGTCGCCAGAATCCGCAATGTTCTGAAGACTCGCTACATCAGCAAGTAATGCTGCTTTGGATATTTTGTGAGTCGAATTATTTGAAGCATCTACTACGACAAGTTGATCGGCAGAGTGTGCTGAATCAAGTGCCGTTAAATCTGTAATCTTTACACCAGCCATATTTATTCTCCTAGTGTTTATTGTTTTAAGAATATTCTTATCTAGAAATTATATGAGAAAATGGAGGGGGCGACCCCCCATATCAAATCTTAACCTATTTATAGAAATTTAAATTTAACCTACTATGTTCCGTCTGTTCCCCAAACTGGTCTTGAATTCGGAAGAGTCCAAGAATTTGCGCCGGTATCGAAAAGATTAGGTTCACTAGTGATATTTGTAACATTCCAACCAGAAAGGTCTTGGTTGAACACAGATGCATTAAAGAACATAGACGACATATCCGTTACATTTGAAGTATCCCAATTCGCGATAGTTCGATTAAACGAATTGGTTGATTCAAACATACCGTGAAAAGAAACGACATTGCTTGTGTCCCAAGAACTAATGTCTTGATTAAACGAATCGTTTGATTTAAACATATCGTACATCATTACTACATTGCTTGTATCCCAAGATCCAATTGGTTGATTGAAAGATGAAGCGCCTTCAAACATGTCGAGGAATGTCATTGCATTCGAAGTATTCCAAGAATTCAAAGGTTGATTGAAAGATGAAGCGCCTTCAAATATTTCGTCGAATCGAAATACTGCGGAAGTGTCCCAAGAACTAATGTCTTGATTGAAAGATGCATTATCTTTAAACATCTTTTGAAAAATAACTCCATAAACTCCATTTGAACTCACTCGCCATCCGCCGTCAGATTCTGGACCAAACTCATACCATCCATGTAATCTATCGAAATGCGAATATGAATTTCCGGCTATAGTTATCTCCGAAGGCGTCCAATAAGAGGCGACAACATCGGTGATAGGGGTGGATTTATCGGAACATATCGTCCAACCGCTGATGTCTTGATTGAAATTTGTGTCTTCGAACATTGAGGTGAAGTCTCTGATATTCGAAACATTCCAACCAGTCAGGTCACTGGAGTTAGTGGAGAAATTAGTATATCGGAACATTTCTCTAGCAGTGACGACTTCAGACATATCTAAGTTTGTGATGTCTGCTGCACCTAGTGTAGAACTTCCGGTATCTTCGTCATGAAACATCCAGTCCGTATGCTTTAGTGGTCCTAATGATCTGAAACCAACGTTCGGAATCCATAGATATCCTGGAGGCGCGTAGTGTTCCCTCCATTGCGAGGAAGTCGGATCATTCGTGACGCCAGTTATAGAATAACTGTAAAAAGATACTTTCTTTGAGAAAAACGTCGAGGAATTTCCAGCATCGATAGATACCGTTCCTTGACCTTTTTTAATACAAATTTTAGACATGTTTGTCTCCTTCTAGTATGGTTGACATATTGTAAAGGAATATTGATGATAAAAAGATCGCGGTATCATATGATTCCTATTTATATTTTTATGAATCTGCAGAATCTTTCAGGTTAACGAACAATTCTTCCCCGTCTAGACTCATAACATCAATATCATAATTGGTGATAACCGGACCTTTCGTTGAAGTATCCTTATATAAATTAATCTTCATTTCGAAGTCGAGTGTATATATTATTGTCCTTCTTGCCTCAAGTGTTGCTTCGTAATCGTCCGAGAAAGTCACGCCAAGAAGAGTGATTGGTGTGTCTTCTTTAACGTCACTATAATCTTCCAACGGGTTTACGGTGAGAGTATATTGAGGTGTGAAGTATGGTAAGATTTGCTCAACTACTTGTAACGCATCATCTTGAGACTTTGCGTATATGTTCAACTGAAACGAGATGCTATAAGGAACTGGAACATACAATTTCTTTTTAGAAGACGCGTCATCTGCTGTCTTTGGGCATGCATTGAGTTTCGGTAGTTGACGAACTGGATCGTACATCATGGCGACGATTTCGAAAGACATACGCGGTAGTTTGATCGCTACCTGTCTTTCGTTCTCTGAAGAATTCGCCTGATCTATTCTAGCAAGAAAGTCCCTTCTTGGACCGTAAGAAAGTGGAACCTTGGTTTGACTGATCACATTACCCGACGAGTTTTTTCGAATGATGTTGATATCGTTAAACAGGGAACCGAAAACTGCAACTGCCTTTCGAATTCTTTGATTATAAAAATGCGAACCGAACATTAACTTGGGTCTCCGAATGGGTTGCTCTCAGTGAAGTCGATGAACGAATCTCCGATGTCATTAAAGTCGTCGTTTTGAGCACCTGCTGCTAGCATTTCAGAAGAGTCACCAGTCGTCAAGAATGGTGTTCCACTGGCGCCAGATATATCGCCCGTGATCGGTGCGTTAGTGCTCCAAGTATGGTATAGTCCATCCATCGCCCCTTGATGAGCGACATAAATCAAATATTCGCTTGAATTAGAAGCATCAATATCTACAATCTCCCCCGTCATGGTATAAGAAGCGTTTACCTGTGTAATGCTTTCTTGTAATACAAAATTTCCAGATAGCGTGTTTGGATCGAACCTGAGAATTGTTTTATTGGCGTGATCTCGCTCAACATTATCGATCTGATCGATACCGGTATCGAAGTCTTCGTCGTTATATTCAAACAGTTCACAACGCATCTTAAACACTGGAAGATTCTTTAACTGGTAGAATGGTTCTTGCGTCTCAGTGCGCATAATTTCAAAGACAGAATTTGACAACGGAAGATGAATCAGATCTCCTTCTCTCGGTCTGAAGAAAGTGTTGCCTTCTTCATCCTCATACTTAGCGACGGTATTATTCCATCTTCTTTTAGCAACAACAAACGTCGCCGCGTCTCGTATCTCAACACCAAACTTAGTAAATAGATCGCCTTCTCCGTCGAACCCTTCGATATTTTCGATATACATTTCTATCTTGTATGCATTATCGAAACGTGAGACTGAATCGTCGTCGAAAATACGGTCTCGTCCCACAATTTCACGCGGAATGTAATAGACATCTTGTCCGTAAATTTTTAGGGACTCGATTATAATGTCTTCGTAGAGGGTTTGTTCGCTTCGCGTACCCTGCGTGAAATAAGGATTTGTTGCCATTTATTACCCCATAAAGAAATCGACAGGTAATTCGTATTCTAAACGAATCTTTTCTTCTAACCTCTCGATTTCAGCATTCGCATCATCAAATATCTGACGCCCATTAATTGTGACGCCTCCTGGAAGTTGCATGCCTTCAAATTTAATTAAGTTCATACCCCATTGCTGTTTGATCAATGCGGTTGTATATTCTTTTAACCAGATATCGTCCCAGATTGAAGTGTATGAGTCCTCGTCGACGATCTGAAAACACTCTGCGATTAGATATTGACCTTCAACGAGGTCTTTGTCTTCTAAACTTCCGTGAATGTAAAGACGATTTTGCTTTCTTGAAAATGTTGTCAACGGTGTACCGTCTAACAGAAGATCTAAGAAATCAAGATATTGTTGCAATTGATAGTAGTAAGACATTCCACCGGCGAAATGCATGAAGTCGCCCATGCTATTTAACATCAATTGATATTTGATATCAAACATATTTGTGGTCGCGAATGTAGGGTTGAACGGAAGAACTTTTCTTACATAGAGGATATCGTCTGAGATAGGGATATACTTATTGGCGATATCGTCTGCTGTTATTTGGTGCTTCAGGAATATACGCACAGTCGCATCACTGTGATACTCTCTATATTTTTGTAGAGCATCATCGACTTTATCTTCGATTTGATCTTGATCGACGTTGATTTCAATAACGGGATCACCGAGTTTTCTGAGGCAGTAATCAATCAACGATTGTCTTGAATTAGGTGATGCCATGAAGCACTCCATATAGTAATATTCTTTTCATCTATTTATACGCATAAAAAAAGGGAGACCGAAGTCTCCCCAAAAACGATCCTTAAAAGGATTCTTATTTTTATACCGATTACGCGAGGATGTTGTCCACGCGGAAGATGCGGTAGTACTGGTTGTCACGTACTGTGTTCGAAAGATCGTCTTGAGGTGTTGAACCAACGAATGGGTTCGCAACCATACCATAACGAGTCTTAAACCCGATGCGCGGCTGGAAGTCGTTCTCGCCAACAGCACGAACCATCTGTAGTGGTACGTATGGGCAGTAGAAGATACCAGCGTCATATGGGTTAGTGCCCTTGTAACCGACAGTTACATAGTCACCAGTTGCATATGGATCGATGTATACACGCATACGACCGTTCAATACACCAGCGAAAGTGCTGCCAGTGTCGTCGACCTGCAAGTTAGTTGACAGTGATGGAGTGTAGTCCAACATGCCTGCAGCAACAAGTGCTGTAGCAACGTCAGATGAACATACCATGAAGTTACCCTTACCGCGACGTGTTTGCTTCGCGATTACGTTTGCTTCACGCTCCAACTGTACAACCAGACCCTTGAACTTTTCTACTGACCAACGACCGTCGGCATCAGTTGAAAGATCGAAGATACCCTTAGTTTGGATACCGTCTTGAAGTGCGCCAACAATCGCCTGAGAGTTGATTGTACGAACGACTTCACGGTTGATTTCTGCGAGGATCTCAGTTGACAGGATGTTTGCCAACTCAGTCTCAGCGTCCAGACCGTGGATTGCTTTGAGGTCTTGAGCGAGTTCAAGAGTGTACTCTGCTTTCAACGCACGTGAACGTGCTGTTACTGTTGCTTTCTCGATAGAGAAACCCATCTCAGCGAACGCAGAACCACCGTCAGTGCCGAGTGCTTCAGCGTCAGCAGTTGGCATAGCGCCACCGAATGCTGAAGTGTTTGTTTCGTCGGCGATAGATGAATCTACGTCAGTGTCAGTTACACCTTCAAGACCAGATGTACCAGCACCTTGAGTTGCAGATGAATCGCCAGAGAAACCAGTGACTGCTTCGTTGAACAATGCTTCGTCACCAGCAGTAGCGCCAGCGCGTGTAGTCTTGTACTTTGACTTCATTGCAAAGATAAGACCAGTTGGACCAGTCATTGGCTGAACGCCACACAGGTCGTATGCCATCAGGTTAGGCATTGCACGACGTACGAGCGCGATCAGTACTGGGTTCCAGTTTGCACCGCCTGGACCACCAGTCACAGATGCGTTAGAGTTTGCAGCAACTTCGTTGAGTTGTGCTTCTTCGCGGAAAGCGATTTCTTGGTTCTCAAGAATTGCTGCTGTTACTGCGCGACGGTGAGAATCTTTGATCTCGCCAGCGCTATTTTCGTCGAGAACTGGACTCCACTTCTCAACCAACTTATCGTAAGATACTGTCATTTTAGATACTCCTAAATTACTTGGATGTTTTCTTGATTGCATTCAGGTACTGAGACATCACTGTATTTGTTTCTTCAGTCTGCTCAGCTTCCCAATCTTCTTGAATTTCTTCAGTTTGTGCGACTTCTTTCTTGAAGTATGATTCTTTCACAGTGCGAACTTTAGTCGCGAATGATTCTTCATCTTCAAAGTCAAGTCCTTCTACCAAAGAAGATAGTTTTTCAACTTGTGTTTCAGCGAGATCGCGTGATGCTTCACGAACGATTTGTTGACGCTGGAACATTTCAAGCGATTCATTAACTTCTAGAACTTCAGCAGTGCGCGCATTGAGTTTCTCTTCGAGATCTTCAACTTGCTCTGCTAGTTCATCAACTAGGTTTACTTTAGATTCTGGAACTTCGATGTAAGATTCAACGAACAGACCACGCAGATTATCCATAAAGTTTTCTGCGATTTCTGTACGCAAACCATTTTCTACAGCGAGTTGGTTCTCAGTCATCCAATTTTCAACGACATAGTTTAGGTAAGAATCAACCTTTTCGACCAAATCAGAACGCGAAGTCTCGAGTTCTTCTTCTAGTCTTGATTGATATTCATCTTCCAAACGCTCTACTTCTTCAGAAAGTTTGGAACGAATAGCGGTTTCGAAAATTACAGCAGTTTTCGCTTTAAATTCATCAGACAAAGTTGCTTCAGACTCAACGAGTGCTTCCAAATCATCAGAGAAGTCATAAGAAGTTTCAGGCAGTTCAACTGCTTCTGTCTCTTCCATATCTTCTAGATCGAATTCTTCTTTCATCTTCATGTATGCTGCTTTTAACTGGTCTTTTTTCATACCAGACATTTGTGCATACATAGCGTTGATCATGCCTGCCTTGGTTTTCGGCATCGGATCCTGCTTAGATTGATCACCTTTACGTGAAGGTGCTTTCTTCACAGAATCGTCAGTTTTGTCTACAGACGCAATAGAATCTGCCTCAGTACCAACTGGCATTTTCTGAGCACTTGCTTCCTCGATTTGATTGTTCTCCTCGACAGGAAGCTCAACATTTGTGTTAATTTCAGACATATGTTTTACTCCTTAAAATTAGATTTGAGCAACGAGAGGAAATTCTTGTACTCCCGAACTTGCGTCTCATAGAGATGCTTTTTCGGAGCGGTTTTAATTTCTGTCTCCATTTGTTCAATTACTTGAGGTTGAATGACGCCGTTTTGCCATACCCACTCAACACCTTCCATTATGCCGTTGACAAATGCTGCTGGTGCTGATGGATCCTGTACAATATCTACGGTGTTCAGGATGAAATCATCCTTCACATACATTGTGCCATTCCTCTGCTCAAGACTACCCATACCACGAGTTGACACGCCTAGTTGAACACCACCTTCCAAGAGACCTTTCACAATTTGACCCATAGGTGTATCCAATATTTGTGCCTTTCCTATCACATCATTGCCTTCAAATTTAAGGTCAGTGATGAGATGAGAAACTTTGTCGAGATTCACGGTTGGTCCTTCAGGGTGATTTAACTCACCGACCGCACGCTTCTTACTTACTTGATCCTCGACGTATTTGTTGACCGCCTTCTCCATAATTGGTTTTGGATAAACGCGACCATTTCTATTCTTTTGTTCGGCTTGTGCAAAGATGCCTTCAATGATGAAGTTCTTTTCGCCGTTCTCTTTTTTCTCAACGATGCAATGAAGATCGTTTTCTTGGTATTCTGCAATTAGTTTCATTTCTTATACTCTTTTGCAAATTCAATTCCGAATTTTTGCGCAGCGGATTTAGAGGTAAAAGAGTCGAGTTTTTCGTTATCGATATACACAACGAAATTACCCTTCTCTTTATGAATCATGACAGAAACGCCGTTTACCTTTTTATCGAACACGTGTTCGCCGGCAGGCATTCCTTTCATCTTTTTTTCTCTAAGATCTTTGAAATTGATCATTATTATAACCGCTTTACAAACATATGGAATTATTTATACGAAAAGATTTTTTAAAGAAATATTACTACTATTCAGCGTTTTCCAAGTCTTCATCTTCGACTTCTAAGTCGAATTCAGCGAGTTCATCGTCCAATTCTGCATCGACTTCGTATTCAAAATCGTCTTCTTCTTCAAAGTCTTCTGATTCTTCTTGGTCGAAAATTGTACTTGCAATGCGAACTTTCGCCTGATCCAAGGTGTCTTGGAGGCGATCGCCGATTAAGTCGTTGAATTGAGTTTCTGCCGTGTTGAAGTCTTCTGCTTCGATTGCCTTTACAAGATCTTCAACAGGATTGCTTGTTTCGATTGGTGCCGCATCAACCTCAGCGACAACTGGATCTTCGATTGGCATTTCTGCCGTGTATTCTGTATTCATAATTTTCTCCAAAATGAAATAATAAAAATCGCATTAAAAAGAAAGGGGAGGTAAATCCTCCCCTCCTTTATTATATAGTATAGAAATTAATCTATATTATACACCCATTACTGTGACTTTAACGCCAGATAAACTAACGAGTGAAGTCAATGTAAGGTTGTTTGCATCTACTGCGTCAACGTCTACAGAGATCTGTGAACCGTCTGAATCCATCACATTGATGACGAAACCAGTTGAGTTCGCAAGTGCCAAAGCGTGGTTGACTGTCTGTGGAGTGTTAGCAGTGATTGCAACGCTCTGATCGCTGAAGAACTTAACATTGTCACGCGACTCAAGGTCTCCTACACGACCTGTGAGGGCAAGGATGTCATCGTCATTACTGTTGATCTCACCGTGGAGTTCATTGATTGCAGAGACAAGAGTAGATGCAGAAGTATCAAGCGTTTCGCTGAATCCAACGAATGCTTTGATGTCTGAATCAACATCTTGAAGATCAGAGATATCTGAATCATGACCATCAAGGCGTTCTTCGATAAGATCCATACGGTCGCTATCAATACCAAACCTTACAGTGAAGTCAGAATCTGCGTTTTGAAGCGCAGCGATGTCTGAATCGTGACCAGTTAAACGACCTTCAGCGATAACAAAACGACCGTCCGCAGAGTCGAGGCGTCTTTCTGTTTCTGCTACTCTTGCTTCTAACAATCCGAAGTCTGAGTCCGCAGAATCCATTCTGGCGTCAAAATCAGAATCTGCAGCTTGAAGAGCAGCGATGTCTGAATCATGACCGTCAAGTCGACCTTCAATAATTACGAAACGATCATCAGCAGAATCAAGGCGATCGTTGATGTCGCTATCACGGTCACGTGCTTCTTGAATGTCAGAATCAAGACCGTCTAAACGACCTTCAGCAACATTCATACGACCTTGAAGCGCACCGATATCTGAATCGTTACCTGCTACTCTGTCAGAATCCGCCAACTGTGCAGCGTTTACTTCGTTAATTGCGTCGATCAGGTTTGTTGCAGTAAGATTGTCTGCAAGACTATTGATCGCACCTGCTGAATCACGACCTACGAATAGTTCGAGGTTGTCGATATCAGTCTTAGCAGTCGCAACATCAGAAGCAAGCGTAGAACCTGCCAAAGTTGCTGGCGTGATTGCACGTTCTGTATCAAGACCGGAATCAACTTCTTCTTGAGTAGCGAGTTCGATGATACCAGCAACAGATGATGTTGCATAGTCAACGTTACGCTGAAGTACGGTTGCAGTTGTAGCGCCTGTGAAGAGTACGATGTCACCAACTTCAACTTGACCAGAAGGTGAGAAGGTCACACCCGCCATAGACAATGTGCCGGCAGTATCCGCTACATACTGATTACCATTTACCGCTTCAACTGTGTTGTTAGCAATCGCAGTGTTGTTGATAACGCCACGGAAGACGACGTCACCGGTGATATCAGAAGATACCTGACGGAACTGTGAACCGTCCCAGATCGCCATTTCCGAAATGTCTGTGTCATAAATGACCAAACCTTTGTTTCCGCTACCGAGTTGACCAGCAAGAGTCGTTTTCTCAACAGAGGTGACGTTCTTGATTCGAGCGTCTAATAACTGACCTACTTTGACGAGGTCAATATTGTGATAAAATTGTTTTGTTGCCATTGGAGTTTTCTCCCTATTTCTTATTCGAATAAAAAACTAATTTATGTTTTTTTATAATGTAACAACATAAAGATCGTGTCCAGTGAGATCTACAATAGAGTCAATGGACAAATCAGAATCACTAACATCAAATATGACACCCACCTCATTTCCGTTTGGATCCAGAACATAAAAATTGGAGAGTGTATCAATTCCTTCGTGCGAAACCGTGAAAGAAGTTCCGCTCAAACTGTATTTATAAGATGAGTCAGTTAGACCTATCTCGGTCGCTGATGTTACCCTTCCTTTCTCATCTATCGTTAAAATTGGTATGGAGTCTGAAGAACCATATGTGCCCGAAACCACACCGGTATCTTCTAAAGAGATTACAGTAAACCCGTCCGAATCTCTTAAATCAATTCCTGAACCTTCTGCTAATTGAATTCCAGCAGAATCGTTTCCTCCGAAAGAAACTGGACTCCAGTTCCCAGAGGCATTTGGCATGTCTCCTGTAGAGGTGTCTCTACTTTCACCAACAAGCAATGAATATTTATAATAAGTGTCACTTTGAAACGATCCATATCCTGTTTTAAGATATGCGAGCATTCCTTCTTGAAGTCTTTGACCAGTAATATCTTCCAGACGGTCTGCTGAATCGCCAGAAACAAAACGTAATCCACCACGGATTTCCGTGTCCAGAACAATAGGATGTTCTGTGGAAGGGGACCACGTCCCTGGCCATGAGTTTCTAGTGAGACCGTCGTAATTTGCCATTACTGGATCCTCACATAAGTATCACCTGGCTGAAGGGTGATACCATATAATGTATATTCTTCGGAAAGGTAGTCAACTGCCGCGCTGTCAGGTTCAAGATCTACTGTGTACCCTGAAGTGTAATTCACGTCGCTCAATAGTGCCTCGGATGGACCAGTCTGCAAGACAGTAGGTTGCGAGGTAGTGGACCTGATACAAAACCAAAAACACTGAGGATCTGCCGCAGAGTTTGTTATCGTCGTCGAAAGATTCTTAGACTGGTTCCCCAGTTCAGTAACTGAAGAACTGAAATCGTTTCCGGAAACTATATCAGATAATGTCGGTGGTGTTGCGTTGTCGACAGTAAAGATATAGAATGAAGGATATGTAAAGGATGCTGTGATAACATTATCGTTATCGCTATCGATAGCAGTGTATGCCGTTCCGGTCACGCCTTCGGGTCTCGAGAAGATTACTTCTAGATCTACCGCCCTTCCGTTATTATTGTTTTTATGCAACGGGGTCGCAAAGGTCATTGTTCCACTTCCGGAAGTATTGGACAATGTACCAGCAGTTGGAGAAACAGTTACTGTAGCATTATTATTGTCATTTAATCCAGTTATTGAGACATTATAATTTACTGTTGTATAATTTTCAAGGAAATTTTTGCCTGAAAGATTCGCAAAATTAACCGAACCATTAGCATTTTGCCAATTGTAATTGATGGTTGGTCTGTTGTCGCCCCAAATCGTACCGTCATCTTCTTCGAACGAAATACGAGCAGACGCCGAACCACCCGAAAGACCAGTTCCATTCGAATAGATTTCCGCAGAGTCATTTACAGTAAAGGTTTGTGTCCAATCTACGCCACCTGCTGGCGTTGGTGTAGCACCAGTTGTTGTGTATGCTGAAACCGAATCGTGAACACCGGTGGCATTATCAATTAAAGAAACGGCAGAGATGTATCGGTCTGTGAAATCGTCAGGGTTCTCGACCGTGACAGAGAATTGTGATGCCGGTTGATCCCAAGCAAGACTTTGACCGGATGCTGCCACAACAGGAGAGAAATTCGCAAGTTCTACTTGTAGTTGATTGTCGACAAAACTTACACTTCGAATAGTATACTCTGCTGAATCCTCGAAGAAAGAAGATGTTGTCCTAAACTGATCGTCGTCCCCGCTAGTGACCCATCCGAAGTAAGGGTGCTCTGCGCCGCTTCCTGTTCCAGCCCCAACACCCAACCTATCAAGGGCATCCGACAATGACTCAACTTTGAATTTACGATCTTCTTTGTTGAAGATCAGAATAGAGTCGCTGTCTAATTCGTTATTCTTTATCGACTTATATTCAACATCTCGATTATCGAGTAACTGATACGAACCGCCACCAGAAGTAGAAGTGACAACGCCATTAGAGAGGGTTGTTAGTTTTTGCTGTAGTCTTTGATTCGCGAGTTTTTCAAACTCTGATACTTTCTTATTGAATTGCCCGACAAGTTCTTGGAACTTTGGTTCGTAATCTGGAGCGGGCGCGCCGTCTTCACCCTTTAGACCTTGTTCGCCTTGTGGACCAATTGGACCAACTGGACCAATGTCGCCCCTTTCACCACGGTCTCCCTTTGGTCCTCTTGGACCAATATCTCCTTGCTCGCCCTTTGGACCTTGTAATCCAGGATATCCACGCTCGCCTTTTAAACCTTGTGGGCCAATCTGTCCACGTGGACCAATCTCGCCCTGTAAACCTCTCGGTCCAGCAACACCTTGAATACCTTGTGGACCAATTGGACCAATGTCACCTTTTACACCCTTGTCGCCTTTTAGACCCCTTTCGCCGCGATCGCCGCGCTCGCCTTTGATGCCTCGATCACCCTTGAATCCCTGTAAACCACGTGCACCTGTTTCGCCACGTGCTCCCTGTGGACCACGTGCTCCGCGAATATCATCTGTAATAAAATCTGAGACCCGCTCATTGAGTCTGGTCTCAATTTCTTCTTTGAGACGGTTTTCCTGCTTCTTTAATTGCTCATTGGTGTAAGCAATGTTGAAGGCATGGACGACCGCTGGGTCAATTTTAGACATTTAATCACTCTTCGTCTACCAATTTATTCATATATCGAGTCATTGTCTCGATCAGTTCATCTTCTTGTGTTGGTATATAACGCTCCGGTTGCGAATCTATTTCTTCGTAAGTAAAATCAAGAGCGGTATCCGAATTCCCATCTTTATATAAAAAATGCTCTTCCTGTTGTTGTGGTTCTTGTTGATCGTTTGGTGCTTCTTCAGGTTCATCTGGATCTTCTATTTCGCCAGATTCAATTTCCCCTTTAATTTCCTTCTCCATTTCTTGAATATCGTCATCTGAAAGTCTCAGCACATTACGCTGTACCCATTCTTTCGAGAAGTATTCGCCAGTAAACTGAGTAATTTCATTCATCAGTCCAAGTCGCTCTCTTAGAATTTCTGCTTCTTTCAGTTCTGTGAAGTAATTGTCTCTGACGAAGTCGACATGTATCTCACCCTTCCATTGCTCCCAATCTTGCTCGGTGATAATTTGCTTGAGCAAAAGTTGCTTGCGGAGAATGCCTAGGAACATCCAAGAAAAACGACGTCGAAGTCTATCGATAAACTTCTGGAACTTAACTTCGTCGCGTGAAATTTCTGTTGATCTTCCGAGAGAAAATTGTGCTTCTTGCTCTAGACGGTTGACTGGAACATTCAAAGAGCGATATAATCTCTTCTGAAAGTAAATGATGTCATCAATCTGTCCGAGATTTTCGCCACCTGGAAGTGTGGTGATCTCAGTTCCTCGTCCGTTTTCACGACGAGGCAACCAGAAATCTTCGAGCATTGACATGTGCTTTCGATCGTCTTTGATCTGACCGGTGTTCGCATCGTACACCAGTTTGTTACGATACTTGGTCATAATATCTTTCATATACTGGTCTGCCTTACCGCGTGGTAAGTTACCAACATCAATATAGAAGATACGTCTTTCAGGTGCGCGTGCTAGACGATAGATGACTAGTGAGTCTTCCATCATTCGTAACTGATTGATTGGTTTGAGTGCTTTATGAAGATGTGAGAGAATCTTCTTTCTTGATTCGTCTAACACGCCAGAAGTAATATAACTGATCGCATCTGTCGAGATGCGAACTGCTGAACCAGCAGATCCTGGCTTCTCTTCATAAACATAATATTCTTCGATAGAATCCACAACCTTGACCCCAGTCTTTGGATCTTTTTTGTGCTTTACTTCTTTTACTTTGCGGATTCTTGCTGCATCGATATGTCGGATCTCTTGGATCCCTGCCTTCATATTCGACTCGTTTACGAGAAGGTGGTGGACGACTCTTCCGTCTACATACCAACCTCGGAAGATATCGTGACCGATCTCATTAAAACTGAGCATGTTGACAATATTTGAAAATTCTTCGCGAATTTGATCTTTAATTTTATCGGGTGCTTCTATGCCATCAGTCGATAATTCAACTGATGAAGATAATTCGGATGCAGAAATCGCCTCGTTGACGATCTCATCGATTGCCATGTCGACTTCGGGGTGCATTGCAACACCACGGTAACGCATGATCAACTGTTGATTGTCTTTTGCTTGCTCGCCTTCTTGGTTGACATACTGACCGTAATACCCAGCACCGCTTGATATATATCCTGATCCATCCGGATCGGTCGGAACGACTGGGGAAGGGAGTTGTTGTTTGCCTGAATTCTTGGACTTGTTCGCCCTTTTTACTTCAAATCCAAAAATACTAAATGAATTGTTTTCTTCTGCCATTTTCTTTTCCAAAGATTGTCCCTAAACGCAAACGCCCAAAGGATTTCTCTTCGGAAAAACTGAGCGTCCTACTATAATTTATATGTGTTCTTAACAACGATTTTTCTCACTAATCCACAACACCGCTCAGGTTCCCATAAAATATATTCAGTGTAAAATAAAAAAAATGCGGGGGATTTCGCCCCCGCTCAAACTAGTTTTAACTTGTTGTATTGCTTTCCCAATACTGGTATGAGAATGTAACATCAAACTGTTCAATCTCACCACGAGTATCATAACTTAACTGGATAGGGCTTACAACTATCGGGAATGCTCCGCGAATGTTAACACGCTTGATAACAGACTCGTCGCGATCCAATTGCTCTACAATAAGGTCTGATTGATAGTCAACAGGGTTGACCAGACCAGTGTTTGCTGCATGACCATTGATACCATTCATCCAACGCTCCATTGGATCACGAACACCGAAATCTGTATCATTAATGATTGTGATTGTCCAATCTTCAAAGGTTCTTTCTGCTGCGACCTTTAACTCACGACCACGGAAGTTGACAGGGAATGATCCGACTGTCGACTGAGGCAACTGTGCTGCCTTACACATGAACGAACTGAGTTCAACGTCACCACCCGCATAAGCAGGATAGTTCAGAGTAACCTTGAATAGATTGGCACGAGCACCACCGCCACGCAGTTTTGACTTGAAGTCATCTACTCCTAAAATTGCCATTTCTTAATCTCCTTATACCAATCCAACAACTTCTTCGAAGTCTACGCCGGTTCTTGTCGCTACAAAGTTCAGTGTAACATAGTTAATAGAACGCGCAGGTTTCACAAAGATAGAAGCAACGAATGAATTGTTGTCGATAACATCAGCAGTGTTGTTTGTTTCGTCACAAACTACACGGAAATCGCTGATACCGCGACGACCCTTGATTTCACGCAGGAATGGTTCTACAATGTTCACGAACTCTGCACGAGTAAACTCGTCGTTGAATTCGAACATTACATTCTCACCTGCTGCCCTAATAGCACGCTCCATTACCAAGAACAAACGACGAACATTGATTCGATCGAATGCCGATGGACGACCCAACTTAGTCTTGTCGCCAAACAGGAGGATACCCTGACCTGGAAGGTTTACAATTGGGTTGATTGCTGCACGGTAGAGTATATCACGCTGAGACTTTGTTGGACTAACTGCCAATGAAGTCACGCCGAGATATTGACCACGACGTGCACCTGCTGGAGAGAACCATGGTGCTGATACATCATCAGTCGCTGCCATAACACCTGCAGTTGAAGATGCTGCTGAGATAAACTCATATTTGTCTTCATACTTGTTGTAGACTTTAATGAAGTTATTGTCTGCAATCAAGTAAGATGAAGGTGTGTATGTGCCAACAGTCGCAACAATTGCGCTTGTTGGGTCTGATGAGAACACTGCAGTTCTATCAGGCGAAGCGACAACAACGCAATCTTTTCTTAGACCTTGAGCAGTACCAACAAGGTCGTTGACAATAGATGTCATCTCACCTTGTGATCCTCTCGAAGGTGCAATCAAGAAATCGACCTGAATAGTGTCGACATCTTCGTATTGGTCGAAAGCAGTGATGTAATCACCTGCCACTTTAGTGCCACGCGCACCGTCTGCCAATGAATATGACAGTACAGTTGAACCGACTGCATCGATTGCTGCCGCCCAAACCCACTCTGACTGATTGTTCAGTACATCGAGGACATAGTCGGTAGAACCGTCTTCAGTCTTAGAACCTGCTGTGGTCGACAAGAATGCGAATGTTTCTAGAACAGTCGATGCCGCACCACTGATAACGCCATCTTCATCGATGACCGCAACATGAACTTCGCCAGAAGCAGGTGCTGCATCAAACTGTGTGTTATATGCCCAAGCAGCAAATGCCGCAGGTGGACAAATCTCAACTGAAAGAGAGTTACCCACAGTTCCTGGATATTTTGCAACGATCTTTTGCGCAGTAAGACCAGAAGATTGATTGTTCCAATCATCCAAGTTCTTAACCTGTACGCCACTAACTGTTGTCTCGTAAGTATAGGTGACAGTGATTGGTGGAAGACCAGCACTATCTGCCATCAAACGAGTATTACCGGTTGTTGGGTTTACAGTCGCGGTTGGCGTAAATGTTGAACCGTCGCTATCGTATGTCGCTGAAAGGGACAAGATATCGCTAGTTGGATCAACACGAACGCTTAATTCGTAGAAGTATGTTGTAACATCATCACTATCTGAGATCAGAACACCTGGATCGGTTTCTGATTGCAAAGAAATGTTATCTGTTTGAGTGATAACAGAAGTTCCTGATCCTGCAACAGCAGTAGCATTAAGATCTGCATCTGAGATAACACGGGTGACGAATGCATTTGAAGAGTATTTGAGGAAGTATGCCGCAGACAAAAAATCTGTTGCTGGCGCACCACCATCTAATGAAGGGGAACCAAATGTGTTCGCCAGTTCTGCTTCGTTAGCGATGCGAACTGGTTTTTCTGCTGGACCCCAGTTAAAATCTCCGACTAATGCGCCAGTTGTAGAAGTGACCGCAGGGACAACACCCGACAAATCGATTTCTTTAATAGCGACACTCGGGGATTCAGACAATTTAAGAGCCATAATCGTGTCCTTTTTTCGTTAAGTTATGATAAGAATTCATAATACGGTTAATTTTTCATCAACTAATGATTATTTATACTTAGGAAAAATTAAAGAAATACGATCAATATGTGTCGGGTTCTCTCCAGATCTGCCACTCTGCGAACTTATTGTTCTCTTGTTCTTCATAGTGCTGAATCGCCGAACTGCCGTCATCAATAAACCCGAACGGAACCATGTCGTCTTCAATCTGTTTCATCTGTTGCTCGAACATCATTTGCTTTAGATTGATATCTGTCATATCCGAGAACATCTGAGTCGAGACAAAGTATCCGAACATCACGAGATTCATCATCAAGTCGTCGTGGTTCCCATCACTCGCCTCATACGAAACTCCCTTCGAGACGAACGTAGAAATTTCCATGATGGTATTTTCGTCGACGACGTGAAGTTTCTTTTCTTCGAGCAAGTCTTTGATACCGGAACAACCGAGTCGTTTGACCTTTCGGTTCATCTCAATACCAATCGCGTTCGCCTTGACTGCCGACTCGACGTGCACGTTTTCATACTCCAGATCATAGTACAGACCATTACAGACGACTGCCCCTTGATCATTAGATTCAACAACCACATATGCGTTGTTGTAGGCTTTCGCGATTTTATAGATAATATCAGGGAAGAGTATTGGAGAAATAGTATTATTCCGATACACGGCGACCTGACGGAACGGGCGTGCAGTAATGTCGATTATAATAAAAGTCGAATAGTCCTGACCTCTTCCTTTTGCTACATCGACGGTCATGATGTATTCATGATTCGTTTTTGTTTCTTCAAAAATGGAGAGGCATCCGTTTTCCAAAATACTTTTGGGAGGGGTTGCTCTAAAGTCAAGGAGTGTGGCGGCACCAATTAGGGTGTCGCCCGTTCCGAAAAACGTATTTCCAAATTCTTGATCGAATTGCATCTGAGATGTGTTCGATATAGTTTCCTCTTTCCACTTCTCGTCTCGACCTGGAACGTCCCACCAGTTTACTGTGAACGCATGATATTCATTTGTCTTCTGAACCGCACCTTCCCAAATCTTATGGAAGGTATTACCGATGCCGTTAGCAGTAGAGGTGATGATAACCTTTGTATCCTTACCCGAAGAAACAACCGGATAAGTTGAGGTGTAAAATTCTGCGGCACGTTCCACGAACGCAAACTCGTCAAGGAACAAGAGGTTGACCGACATACCACGAATAGATGATCCGGAAGTCGCTGCAGCGATAATACGAGAGTTATTGGAGAACTCAATCGAACCTTTGTTTAATGCACGACAACCTGGCTGTAAGAAGAATGGAAGGTTCTCGAGCGCGAGGGTAACGCGTGCCAACATTTCTCTTGCGGTAGCACCTTTGTTAGCGAGAACAGCAATCGTTTTCTCTGGATGAAATATAGCATACCACAGAAGATATACAACGGATGAAATACTCTTTCCGCTCTGACGACAAGCAAGGACAATGCTGAAACGATTGTCATTGAAATGATCGAACATTTTTTCTTGATATGGATACAAATTGAAGTTGACGAGACCACGATCAAGAGATATAATCTTAACGTAAGTGCACGCAAAGTATGCAGGATCATTGAGACACTTGGCATACTCTTTGACTTCATGTTCAGTCCATTGTTGCTGAACACCGTCTTTCTTTACATTCGGATTTCCGAGATAACTATCATTCGTCCTGACTATCAACTTCGATCACCTTCTCATCTGTCTGATGAAGCAATCTCTGTAGATCAGTGGTACTTCCAATAAATACATTATTATTGGTGATTGCTTTCGCTTCTTCCTCTTTTGGTTCCTGAGTAATTTCTTTGTTTTTCTTATTCAGGTCCATGAGTTTATCGGTGACGTCTGCAATATTCTTAATCATACCAGAAAGCACTTCGAATGCTCTTGGGTGCTCAGACTCCCGCGCGACTTCCATCATCAAGTCGAGTCCTCGCTTACCGTTTTCAATCAGGTCAAGGTATGTATCACGAGAAGTTTCGTAATCGTCCTTGATGTTCTTCTTATCTTGATCAGTCAAGTTTCTGTCCTGTAGTTCTTCTGACGATGTCGTCACCATTAAACTCAGACCAGTAAAGTTCGAATGCAACACCGTCCTCGACACCAACGAACTGATGCCACTTTAGAGGTTCGACCTTATAGTAATCCCCAGCACGCAATACAGTTTGATCGCACAACATGTTCTTTCGCGTTTCATTCGGTTCTTCTTGCCAAGTCTTTACAAGTAAGACTCCAGACTCAACAAAGAAACCGTTCCACTTTGTTTTGTGGTAATGCTCCGAGCAACAATGATTCGATTTAAATTCAATTCTATGGAACTCAAACGAACCATTATTTTCAATTAATTGGGTTGTTCCCCACACCTTTCCTGATTTCATAATTAAGACCTTGTTACCGAATGTTTAAATCCGTCTTGCTGCGCTCCCATTGTATATGTAGCACCATCGTTACCGGTCACTTGAGTGAGCGGCGAACTAGCGTCGAACAAATTAAATACAGTCACTCCGTTCCAAACGACCTCAATTAACCATTCTGGATATTCTTCTTGATCAACTAACTCGACATAATAGTAGAAATTGTTTTCGTCGTAAAAAGTTCCACTAGTGGGTGCGATATCGTTTATTGAAACTGTCTTCAATGCCAAAGAAGCACCAAACCCTGCTGCATTATGAGAATCATAAACACCGAATGTGTATGAGTCGTCAACGGTGTCTGCGTTTTCTACCGTATCGACCCTAAATGTACCACTGTTCGAAGAAGTCGAGAACGTTCCGACCGCAGGATAGGAAGTAGAAAAATCGTCGAAGTTACCTACAGTGGAATAATGGAACTTCCAACCTGAAGGAATTGTTGATAATGTATCGGCGCTCATCTGTACGCCGGTTGAGATAACAGATGTGATAGTTCCAGGAATATTTGCTTCGTTCGTTTCCATTCCTGTTTGAAGTAGCGAAGTGTCATCAAGATAAATGAATCTTGTTCCGGAGGCAATGCTCTGTGTGGTTTCAGCAGGATAGACATTTACCGGTCTGAAATAAAATGTATCGTCTGGTATGTTATTTCCCGAGAATGTGAAGTTAATTGTGTCGCCTTCATTCGCCGAATCATTTGTAAGGTCTGTAACCAGAGTCGCGTCAATGTCTTCATCGTTTAATGTGAAGGTATCTGTTCCGACAATATCGCCTAATGCGTCATCAAACCTGACTGTTACTGTTCCGGTCTGTGGTCCATTATATGTGTTGTCCACAGTCGTGCTAAAATATACTGGTTTGAATCCAGTGCTATTCACTGAAACGGTTCGTTCAGTTGTGGTGAACCTTCCAACAACACCAGATCCAGTAATTTTGACATGCATTGTTTCTGTTTCGCTTGCATTGACTGGAGTTATGATAACCGCGTGTGTATTGCCTTCTGTGGTATTTCCAGAAGAGACAGTATATGTTGGAACGCTGGTATCCGAAATCGTGATTGTTGAGGATTGTGAGATGATAGCACCGAATGGTTGCTTTGACACATAAATTTGAAATGTCTCGTTGCCTTCCCTTGTATTGTCTGCCTTCAGGTCCAACTGGATGTTTCCATATCCACCAACAACAGTGAACTGTTCGCCGCCGTAAGTCGGCCAACCGGCATCAAAGTCGCTTGAACTTACACCCGTTCCAGCGATACCATAGTAATAATCTCCATCAACGTCTGTTGTATAGAATTGAGTGTTGAATGTCGTCGACTCATCGATGCTTGTCGATGAAGGCGTCAGTGTATAAATTGCACTGCCAAGAATAGAATAATCGAGTGTTGCCAATACATCCCCACCGCTTCGAACATATACTCTGAATTCTTCTTCTGATACGTCAGTATTCGCAGCGAAAGAAAGCGAAGTCGAACCAGTTCCGCCCGTAATTGTAACTGTTCTCGGAGAACCAGTTAAAGGTGGAGTTGCAGGAACAAAATCTGAATTGTTTGTTCCACCCGCCAAATGTTCGATATAGAACTCAACCGGAGTGTCCGGAATATTGCTTCCTCCAATTGTAAATGTAGTCGAAGAACCTTCTTGACCGATCGTTGGAGATGGTGTGATTGTATACTCTGGTGCTGCGTCAGTAATAGTGAATGAGTCAGTATCTTGGAATGCAATGCCAACAGTATCTACGGTCACTGTTCTACTAATTGGACCTTCGAAAGTGCTTGACGGTGTTGTGCTCGTTAGAGTATAATTGCCGTTCTCTGCCGTAATTTCAAACGAACCAGAAGTATTGTCCAATCTTGGATCACTCGGAATCGACCAATTAACCGTTCTTCCGACTGTAGTTGGATCGACTTGTAGAGTAGCGACAACATCTTCGCCTTCAACGATATCGCTTACAGTTAAATTGAATATCGCTGTTTTTTCTTGAACCTCAATAACAATATTTCCTTTCGGCAACCCACCAGTCGGTTCTGTTTGTAATCCTACTCTAAATTTTTCGACCCCTTCGTTACTCGGGTCTGTTATTGTTCTGAGTGAAAATGAACCAGTACTGCTGGTCAATGCGAACGGTGCAGCGGATGAAGCCCTTGGGGGTGTAACAGTAAAGTCGTCATCATTAGTTGGACTTAGTCCGTTAGAGTCTCCATGTTCAACATAATAAAATAATGTTGCATTTCCATTGTTCGGAACATTTGTTCCCTCAACATTGAAAGTAATTATATCGCCTTCATCCGGAGTGAAATCGCTCGGCGTAATTGTATATGACGAAACTACATCTTTTAGGTTGATGACAGAAGATGTTTGAGATCTCCCTTCCTGATCTTCAACCAATACAGTGAATACTTCAGTGCCTTCTGCTTCGTCCGAATCTGTTCGGGTTTGCAAATTAAATCTACCGACCGCTGTACCAGAACTGTCGTTAATTGGTAAGTATGCTCTAGAATCGCTCGAAGGAACTGTTTGCGCGAAATCAGAATCTGAGGTTGTCTGATGCGAAACATAATAAAAGAGTGCGCCAATGTTTTCCGGAACATCAGTACCAACAACAGCATAGTCGAAAGTCGAACCTTCGAATCCGCTATCTGCAGGTGCAACACTAATCGAATAAGAAGGTGTTGGTCTTTGTGTTACCGACAAAGCATCCATGAGAGTATTGACACCGACCTGTACGTCTTCTTCGATCAATACTTCAGCGCCAAGGTACATTCCGGCCGGATGCGCGAACGTTTTAAATGTTTCTCTCCATTTCGATATCGGTACTCCGGCACGAACAAGGAGAGCGAATGTTTGATACAGTTTATCGTCAGTGATATATCGAAGTGAATCTGATCCAATTCTAGACTCAGTTTCGCCAATCTTAAAAATATTTTCTTTGGTGTAGATTACTTCAGCATCGATGCCATAGAAAGAACGGAAGAACCATTCAATCGCGAATTTAGTTCCCTTTGATCTGAAAAGAATATTCGAGAAATTTGCTGATGCCCTTTTCTGTGCTTCGGTTTGGCCAAACCCTTCGAAGTATGCTTCACCCAAAAGCAGTTCGTCTTCGATATACGACAGCAAGGTAATATCGGTCTCATTGACGTCGCGTGATGCGAATATGTGCGAAAGCAATTCAGTCGAATGATCCGAATCCATAAAGTCGTAATACTTCTCCAGCAGAGAAATAAATTTTGGATACGAGGTGTCGAAGTGTTCCGGAAGAACACCCGTTACTTTCGCGTCTCGAAGATTTATGAACCTTCGTTTTTTGTCAATGAAGTTATTATGCATACTATTATTTATGCTGGTTCAGTTGGCCATACCACCACTTCTAGTGATGCAGGTGATGATTGGTTCAATGGTAAGTCACGAAGGGACTGACGATAATCCGCCCACTCAGTTTTCTTTGCGTCTGTTAATGGACTGTCAGCCATCTGTGTCCAGTCAGATGCGCGAAGTTTTGTGTTTCTTTTAAAACGTACCTGAGTCATTACGGTTTCATTGTCCCACGTCCAAGTGCTGGTAGTCGCGTCCCACGTACAGTAATCATTCGGCGCTGCTTCGCGGGTTTGCCACACACTACCGTCCCAATAGTGCGTTTTCATCCACTCAGATCTTTCTGAGATTTGAAAATCAACGTGTACCACCGTGTATCCATTCTCATCTAGACCTTCGGCGGGCAAATTGCCGATAGCATTCTGTAACATAATTACTTGTTGATCTTTGACATAAGCAACGTGATGAGTTGTCATGATAATGTTCCTATTAAAATTTGTGAATCTATTCTTGGAAAAAATTGTATTACTTCTGGATATTCTTCTCCTCCGGACGTCGGGAGTTCTTCTTCAGATCTTTCAATTCCTGACTCCCCTGCTCTTACTTGAATTGGAGAGGATTGAAGTCGAAATCCTGCTATCTGATAACTCGCTAAGGGGCCATCCGCAGTTGATCTGTCATAATAACTCCAAACGCTTGGAAAATTTGGGTTACCACCAAAGTGCGTTAAAGAAATGTATTGACTTCCATTTGCTATCGTTGTGTAATTACTATTACCGCCCACATCTGGATAAGAAAATGAATCAACAATTTGAAAATGATTCGCACCGACTGTTCGCGAATCGAACTGTATAGTCCCGTCTTCATTAAAGATTTGAAACCCATAATTCTCATTGCTGTTTATATTTTTTGAGGGAGAGATAATAAAATAATCGAAAGTAAAAGAAGTTATTGTTGAACCTGAGAATTCAGGATTTGCTCTATAAAAATCAAATGTCTGGGTGGTTGCTGTGTTGGGGGTTGGGTATCCCTGTTCTTCTGCAAAATAAGTAAGATTATTATTTGCTGTTTGACTCCCACTAGGAATTTTAACGAATAAAATATCGCCCAATGTCAAGGTGACCGATGATGCACTCCCAGAACTTTTTACAACATAGCTGTCCATTTCCCTTGTTGTATCAAACATCAATTGACCAAAAGCATTAAAGATTTGTAATCCGTATGACATTATGCTAACCTAAAAACAAATACATCGAAAATTACATCACCCGAACCAGAATTAGTGATTGTCAATGTGTTGGTTGATGTGGACACTGAAATTCCATCCGTCTGTTGATCCGGAAAAAGTCCATACGCAATTTTATTAGAATCTTGGACATCTTCAATGGTAACATCAACAGTACCGCCACCGCCAGTAGCAGTGACGTTGGAAACCGAAATGGTTTCTTCGTTTAAAATTACATCAGAAGCAGATGTAATGATAGGGTCGCCGTTCGAATTTTGAACTTCAATTCCGTCTGCCATATGTTAAATCTCATCCCCGTTAGCATCTAATGCCCCAACGGACAAATCCCCTATCTTAACCCTTAGTGTTCTGGTTGATCCAGAGATACTGTAGATATGTATAAGGTTCGATTTAATGATTGTCTGTCCATCTGTAGTCGCAGAAGTTACGAAATCGTCAGCAGTCACTGTGCCGTCTACCAGCAAATCGCCACGAATAACCTTTTCTTGTTTGCTCCAACTGGTGGCACCACGCAACCAGACTGTTTGAGAAGTTGGTGCCGCCGCGTCACCAGCTCCTGGTTCTACTGTATAGAACCACGCTTGATCGCCTTGTACCGGTGAACCTGCTTCGGGAGGAGCATAAGTATTCCACGCGGTGTCTGCTTGACCTGAACTGGTTGGTTGAGGACTAGTGTCAATATTGATCCACCAAGTTCCTGGACCCCTACTACCTTCGCCGCTACTAGCATCTGAAATAATAGGAATCGATTCTTCATCGACAGTAACCCAGTTGCTATTTTCATCTTGAACCTGCATTTCGAGTTCGATTAATTCGTCGCCTTCCGCTAGGTTATATGTCGCCACTCCATTTACATCATCTGTCAACGCCGAGAAACTTCCCGTTGTGCCACTATTGGTAATTCTTGATCTGATTCTTCCGTAATCGCCGCTAGTTGGCGTCTGATTACCGATAACCCTTTGCTGCGACAAAGACAAAGAAGGAGGTCTAAACGTCGTTCCATCTGAGTCAAGGACGACTGTATTTGAACTGGTAACAAGGCGATAAACAGTTGCAGGATCGCCGTCTTGCCCGTCTCTTACTTTAGATAAACTGAATACTGTCGACTTCCCTGCCGCCTCAGTAGATCCACCAACGGTAAAGGTCAATGTTTCTTCATCGACATTCGCCGCCATATCTGTTACTGTTAATGTCTTATTACCATTAGAAAGGGTATATGTGACACCGCTTGAACTTGACGCTGGAGTAACGGAAATATCGGCGCTAGGAACAGAAAGCGCTGAACTTCCCTTAAATATGTTGAGTGTTGTTGTTGCACCGTTAAATGAGTTTGTATATGGTGTTCCATTTCTTGCAGCAGTGATAGAATGATTTTCGTTTGTTAAATCAAGCGTAATCGCATCGCTTCCTGCCGATCCAGAAGAACCGTCGCCTGATTTAGAGATAGAATATCTCTTATCAATAAGCAAAGGAGAAGTTGCACCATTAATCAATGATGCTGGAACTTCAACTTGGAAATCAGCGTATCCTTTTTTCGTCGCCGAGAATCCATTAACGACATATATTCCGGTGTTCGCGCCTATCTCGACATCAACACCAACCTCAGTGTCGACCGAGAAAGTACAAGATGTTGTGATCTCTGTTGTGCCACGGAATACTTTGAATGTACCGCCTGCGTCGTCGAAATTGTCCACGAGGTTTCCATCTGAGTCGTAACCTTCAACGTGTGCTTCATTCGTTAGGAATGCGGTGATTGATGTTCCATCTGCTAGACCATAGACTGTTACAAAATCTCGTGCTTTTATAACATTATCTTCATACGCTTGAACACGAACGACATATGCTGAGTCGACATTCGGTTCGTCTACATCTGCAAGCGTGAAGTTGGTGCTACTGCCCTGAACCTGCTTCGGGTCAAAGGAACTGCCACTGCCTTTCTTTATTGCGAAATCGTAAGTTTTGGTTCCAGTAAATGCTTCGTTCGGTTCAGCAGTAAATGTCAGTGTATCAGTCTCTGTCGATCCGTCTGCTGAGTAACGAATTACCTGACCGTTATTGGGAACGAGTTTAACTGCTCTTGCATCTACTCCAGGATTACCAACACCAGTTCCGGATGGACCAGTCGAACCTCTGAGCGATTTAGCAATCGTATATTTCTTTTCGATTACCATATCCGTATTCGAATTTGGAATTAGTGAAGATCCGATATTCGCTTCAAATACTGCCGAACCTGCAAGTGTTGCAAGACTCGCAAAGGCAGCATCTGCATTTGGCGAAGAATTTAATGCATACACACCGTTGTTGTCGATGGTGACATTGATTCCTGAATTAGAAGGATTGCTAAACGTAACAGCAGGGTCAGTTGTGATGTCGTTAGTTCCTAGGAATACTTTGAATATGCCGCCCGCATCATTTACTGCTGTTGTGAGAGAACCGGTCGAGTCTGCTGGTTCTACGTGAGATTCGTTCGTCAGGAATCCAGTGATTCCAAAACCATTGGCAAGACCATAAACAGTCATAATGTCTTGCGCTTTCTCGGCACTGTCCGTACCGTCGGTGTTTTCGTACATCTCACATTTGATTACTTTAACACCTTCTGCTCCAGGTTCATCCACATCTGCTAACGTGAAGTCAGTTAATGGACCATTTTGTTCAACAATCCAAGCATCATCAGGTGCTGCTGCTGCTTTTACAGACCATTTGTAGGTGAGAGTATTTGCGCCATTCTCTGGAACAGCACGGAATATCAATGTGTCTTCTTCGTTGCCGTCACTATCATATCGGACGACCTGACCGTTCAATGGCAAGATTTTAACAGCGCGAGCATTAATGCCGCCAGACTGCTGGTTTTGGTTGATCAAGTCGAGAACATCGTCTTCTGTCAAACCGCCACCGCCACCACTAACTCCTGTGAGTCCAGAACCATCACCGATAAATGCTGTCGCAACAACCGCACTAGCATTACCGATTACAAGGTTGTTTCCGGATTGACTGATAGTCTTATTTCCAAGGTTAATCGTTGATCCACTGAGATACAGGTCTTTCCACTTTTGAGTCGGGGATCCAAGGTCATAGGTAGAATCCAAAGATGGTAGTATGTTGTTAACACCATCTTCTAATATTCCGATTACTTGTGCAGAGTCTACACCCGACCCACCAGATCCTAAATCTGAGTTATTCGCCAAACGAACCCAGTTTCCAGCATGGGCAAAATATGCTGCTCCAGTATTATGGACGTGCGCGAACATACCATGGTACGTAGAAGCATTCGGGAGATCACCCTCTGCAGCATAGACGTTGCCAAATAAAACTTTGTTTCCACCCATATCAAGGTCTGAACCAGTGACGAGCGAAAGAACTCCAGCAGAATCAATTCCAGGGTTTTCATTAATCAACTGCAGGACTGCAACTGAATCAAGACCAAAGTCTTGAGCAGAAACATATCCTTTAATTGCAGAAGAAGTGGCAATAGAACTATCGAATGTTTCGACTCCACCGCCTGAGTCAACCATTGTCAAAACAGTGACACCAGTGAGGTGATCTGTCAGAGAACCGAATGAAATATTACCGGTCGTGAGGATATCACCACCCGCAGTAATCTGGTTCGCAACTACTAGGTCGCCAGAAACAACTGCATCATTACCAGAGTCTGTGACATTTCTTGCGATACCGTCTAGAAGTGCTTCTCTTGTTGCTGTCTTGGTGACACCATTGTCGTTAATGATTAAGAGATCGCTATCCGTTACCGTGGATGAGGTAGGAAGTTGAGAGATTTTCTTATTTGCCATTTCTTGAATCCCGAAAAATAAAATATATGCAGTTATTTATACGCAAAAAAAGGGAGACCGGTCTCCCTTGAATAAAGGTCTAATAATTTAAATAGTGATGACGTCAATTTCAATGGGGATACCTGTAGAAATTCTCAATACACTACCCATAGAAGAATCTCTCCATAACTGCCCTGCATTCAGAGGATCTGTCACCGGAAGGTCGTTGAATATAACTGATTGAGTTGTCTCTAAATCAGTTAATGTGACCGGAGATTCAAAGATAGTATTAACAATATTAACAACATCAGAAGAGTCTACGCCGACATCGACTGTTTTTGCCATTGGGGTGCCGACAACTATTTTGTCGACAATAGTCTTTTTAATCATTGTATTCCTCACTAATCGCCGATAAGGACGAAAAATATTCTAAATCAAATTTATCTTGTAACTGAAGGTGTGACCTTAATCAAACCTTCTAAAACCCTTTCAACGATTGTATTCGAATCGCTGTCTTGGAACGATATTTCTACATCATAAACATATTTTCTTTTTGCATTTAAAGCATCTGTTTGCTGATTAGTCAAAGAAAGTTGAACGATGCCATCAGAGGGTGGTTCAGCAATAGAAGCAGAAAATGAAATTTTATCTGAATCGGATGCAGAATAATTCGGTGCCATTTTGGCAGATGCTGTAAATCCTGAGAGATTTTTTTTACTCTTGTCTTCATTGATCAACCGCAGTTCAATAACAATGTCAGAACCTTGGTCGATAACTAGTTCTTCATAACGCGCCATGTTTCTATTCCGAATTACCGTTACTCTTATGTATAAGTTCTCTTAGCAATTGTTTTATTTCAGAAACATCGGATTCAAGGGTGTCGACCTTATTCTTCAGTTTCTTTTCTTGTAATTGTTTTTGCTTTCTAAGTTCTTTTTGTTCTCGGGCACGTTGGATAGCAGACCTATCGGTGTTAATGATAGCATTTGTCTCCTTATCACGAACGAGACCCGAGTGACCTTTCACCGGAACATATCGACTCATATATTACATCTTAAACCAAATTGAATTTACTGCAAAAATACCGATGCCATTCTCTACCATTCTCAACAGAGGAGTTGAACCGGTAGGTGAGAATGCTTCTTCGGTCGGTTGCGTTGAAAGTTCTGATCCACCATTGACGATAACACGAGAAGATTCAGCATATGGAGCAACGCCTTGCCAGATTACTTTAATTTGGTTAGCATTACTTGGACCGTTCCATGTTGAAATATCGACGTACCCATCGCCACTGCCATAGAAATAATAATGTTCAGGAGGTCTGCTATACTGCGTGTTAGTAGAAGCACCAGTTCCATCATTCCATGATGCAGCATTGGTCGTGTATCCTAGACCCGTGAGGTCTGCGCCCAAGACGTTGTTGCCATTCCACGCAGTCGCATTAGTCGATGTCAATGTGTTGTCGCTCGCGAACGACGAGTAAAGAATCCAACCTTCATTGTCAATGTAGGCGTTCTTCGTTACTCCATTACTATAGAATGTTGTGATTGATCCGCCATAACCGGCAGCAATTGCATCAGAAGATGATGAGAATGGAGGCGTCGGTGTACCAGCAGGCTTCGGTCTAATTATTTTAGATGCATAACCTCCACCTAGAGAAGTGCTATAAGCTTCATCGTGACTTCCTGCTGTCACGATTGCAACCCTTTCTAGTTCATACTCAGCAGTAGTAGTGCCATACATTCTTATGACAGGGAGCATATTTGCTGCGACTGCGGTAGAAATTGAAGTTGTATGAAACACCTGACCATTTACAGAATATTCGACCTGACCACTAAAACTGATATACATCCCTGTGGTAAATTCCTGATTAAGGTTTGGTCTTGGGATACTAACGTCAGGACTGCTTACCCTTCCACCATGATAAACAATAAAGTCTTCTTCTAATGCGTCACGATTTTCAACAGCATATAGGTTTCCGCCGTTCATGAGTCCTGTCCAAAGTGAAGCGTCAGAGCCAACAACTGGTGATCTCATACGACCCACATAAAAGATACCTTTGCCGAGAAACGACCCTGTCTGATCATAATTTAATGCGTTCTGATAGTTCAAAGTGATTAATGCTCGGGGAGTATTGAACGTCTCGCCCTGCGGACCAGAAGTCACTTCAGTAACTGCCCCTGGGGGAAGTGCTGCCTGTGAATCTCCGCTCCAAGCAGAAGCAGGACCAACATTCGTTGAAGGTGTTGCTACTCTGTTCGGTTTGATAAAAGTGGTTGGTGTTCCAACACTCTTGTAAAAATAAGTTGAAGGCATTTTATTCTCCGTTGGTTCGTTAATTTGAAGTTTATAACGAAATATGTAACTTTATTTATAAAACACTAGACGGCACAATATGTAATTCCCAGATTACGAATGGTTGGGTGATCTGACGAACCCTTCATAACAATCTTCGCTTGTGCTTGATTAAACGGTTGTAGATTACCACCAGCACCTCCAGGAAGGAATCTTGCCTCGCGATAAGTTTGATCGTTATCGTTCGGAATCTGATTCTCAATATTCTGTCTTGTCCACGGTAGATCGTTGATATTCTGATCTGCAGAAGCAGTCCTGAACCAGAATTCGATATCTGCTCCATCTGGAATATTCACATTGAGTCGAGCATCAATACCAACTGCTGGTTCAGCTAGTGTCACTGGAGTTGTGATATGCTTAGAACCCGCAGTACCACCTTGAGGTTCTGCTTCTGATACCGGATAAATGCTAGGTGTCACATCTGGATTATCCATACAGAAACCTGCCAGAATTAAAGAAGCACGCTGTAAATCGATAATCGGTGAAACATAATCGTTCGATGTTTTCAGGTCAACTTTAACATAAGAAGAATATATACCTGGACCCAGATCGCTATCTTCCGAAGAATGATTGTAGATTGCCCTTGGACTATTGAAATCAATATTTTGTTGCGGTGTTACTCGAACATATTGTGCATCTTGGTTGAATCTGGTGTTTGTTCCAGAAATATACTTACCTGTCGTGAACTTAGCAGACATGTCGATCGACGTGAAGTTAGGAATCACCGACTCGACATAAGCATTAGCGACTGAGAACACTTTATTCTTTCTAGCAAGGATGCTATCACCGCCAGCGAATCCGGTCGAAGTTGCGGCAGAACCCACGTCAACAACATAACCGTTCAAGTCGGCAGAGTCTACGACATGCGCTCCATTAATACTTGTGAATGGTATGCCGTTGATATCAGCAAAGCAACTGTCGAGGTATGCTTGGTCGCCAACCTCTAGACCATGACAACGCTGAGAGACATAGATTCTAGAAGAACCTGCATTCGTACGAATTGGATTATCATCCAATGAAGTTGCAGGAAGTCTAGCATTTCTGAGAATCAAACTACCGCCGCCCAAGTCAAATTTCGCGCGATATAGTTTATACATCAAGTCTTGATCCTTAGATTCTAACCACATCACACCATTTTGTGGCAGGAATAGAGATCCAGATGAAAGTTGAGTCGTCACAGTTCTTGCGCTTGATCCCAACACCGATTCCTTAGTTTTCGCACTAAACAAATCATACTCTGTAGATTGAGTTGAAACGACAATCGCATACTCAGTCCATGGTTGTAGGAACACAGGTTCGTCAAATACGAACGGCGTTTCCCGAAGGTCTGACAGTTGCGGATCTTCTCCTCGCGGCAGCTCAACTTGGTTCGGATTTAAGAACACTTGAGAATCTGGAACGATTGTTGTTGTAGATGGTTTGCCGTTTTCTACCGGTCGAAGGTGAATCGAGATCGGAAGATTACCCGAGTCTTTTGCGCGGAAGAACAAACTGACCTTAGTAAGAACAACACCAAACTGATTGTCGACAACAAAGGTTTGTGCCATCGGATTCTGAGGAATCGACAGCGGATTAACTCTTGCACCAGCAAATTGATTTTCATTTACGCTGATGTAATCCGAAAGAACCTGAGACATCTGACCCGTAGCATCTAATCCAGACAATGCCGCGTTCGTCAGAGGAGTAGTTGCTGGACCATATTTACCTGCCAACTTCGGATCAACAAGCGAAACACCAGAAACAGAAACATTGTTCAAGATATCTCTCGTTTCTTTTGGAGTATAGACACTCATTCGTGAATTGATATAACTCCAAGGGGTGATTGCTTGGTATGCCCTTGTTGAAAGAATATTGTTGTAACGCTTGCTAAACGCACCGAGTGCAGTGTAGTATGCGAAACATTTGCTATTCGCTTCTGTCCAGTTATTCTCGTTAATATCAAGCAACTTGAATTCACGAATACCAGTGCGGAATCTTCTGTAGACTGCTTTCTTCGTTCTTCGCTTACCGTAGCGCGTCATATAATACACAGGTTTGATATTCGGAATGAAGAATGATCCGATCACTTCCCCGTTTTCGTCAGAAGTGAGTTCGGTTGTACCATCTGGGTGAGTAGAAACAGAACTTGTGCGGTGCTGGTTTCCGATATCGTCTGTGCGGTCTGCCCAACGGACAAAGGTTGTTTCTTCACGGCACCACTCTGATACGTTTTGACCGTCAAAGAATGGTGTAAATTTAGTTTTTGGTTTTAGACCCTTCGCGTGGAAGTAGATCTTTCTCGAACGCATCCATGGAACCAACGCAAGGTCAACGATTCTACCATTAACGATAGATCGAAGTGTATCCGAAGAAACGACGCGAGAAACATACTTGCCGTTTGCCGTATCGGTTGGTAAAGAACTGAACGATGAACTGTACTTTTCACGTCGAAACAGTTCTCTTCTTCTTCTCGCTTCGGCAGCATTTTTAGGTCTAGAATTATAATCGAACTGATTGTCTTCTGCCCTTCTACCACACCAGTTCCACATCCAGTTATTCCACAGGAATGCTTGCTGGCGATCGATCTTGCTCGCGCCAGCGATTGCACTTTCTGCTTCTTCCTTAGACTCTTTCCACTCATCCGAAGATGGAGAAAGTTTCAGAGTACCGACATTATCGACGATACCGAATGGATTTGGATTAACTGATCTTGAGGCAAGTGGTTGACTTACCCATTGCGCAGAGTCATAACCGAGATAAACTTGATCACCTTGCTTTGTAATGTTATTTGAAGCAGGGTTCAGCGAAGAATCCCAGACCAAACGGATATTGTCTTCATCTGCTGAAGGTCGAATCAGTCGACTTTCTGGGTCGATAGATGCTGAGTAATCTGGGTTGTGAGTATCCGCACCGGATTGATCTTTAAGGTCGTCTACAAACGAACCGCTTTCAATACGCTCGTTGCCATCGCTGTCAAGAGATGGAGACATACGCTGTTCAAGTTCAAGAAGAGAGAGCGTGGTGTATTCTTCAAGTTCGTCCAACTTCGCTTCTAGTTTAGCGATGTCTGCCATCGTATAACGCTTGTGCTCGATCGGAGTTGTTTGAAGATCGTTTTGATCCAAGGTGTTCGCATTCAAAAGAATCTTATAAAGTTCGAGAGCATTGTCCGGTGTTGGTTTGAACTGCGGATTCTCTGCCTGTTGACCCATAAGCAACTGAATGTCACCTTCCTGAGTCACGATCAACTTATCTGCGCGCGGGAGATAGTAACTCACATCTGCCGTGATGTTCGTACCGCTTCTTGGTAACTCATGGATATTCGAGAATGTATCATCGCTATCTTTATCAGGACGGAAATCAATGTAATTGAATAGTCTTACTTCTGTGCCGTCCTGAAGAGAATGCGTTGGAATATCTGCGTAAGGTTGCGAATAAGAAGTCGCATCATAGAAGTCACCCGTACCACGAGCATAATACTGATAGTTGACATAAATTTCGTTTGGCGCAGAATCTTGAGAATTTAAGATAAGACGACCATTTTCGTAATAATTGTCTCTCTGTCCATCATCTAGCGTAAATCTTCCTAACATGTCTAACCCAGAAGCATCTGTATTTCTCGCCGAGTCAATCTGATAAATGTCTGGATGATCGAAGACATAAAAATTAACACCGTCAACAGTTCTGAGCGGCACAGTTTCTGTTGCTGTTGTTAGTGTTTTTGATTTACGAGTTGCTGTTTTAGAATAGTAGTAAATTACCTCGTATGTCTTTCCTGCAGTCAATCCTGTGATCTGAGCATCACGACCACCAGAAGAAACTGTTGGATTGATTACTTGGAACGATTCGTCTGCCGCAGCAACGACCCAAAGGGAAGTGTCGGTGTATGCTTCGCCAACAGATAACTGAGACATTGTAATAGTACCACCGGTCGCAACCTGAGACTGTCGCGATTGAACGGTCATCGTGATATCAGAAAACGATTCAGGTCTAGGTCTCGCTGTAGGGAATAGCAGGTCGTTATCAGTTGTTTGATGCAACCTAAACTTACCACCCTCTAAAACAATACCAAAATAATCGGTATTCGGGTCTGTGCCAATTTTTCTTGCGTCATTAAGGTTATCTGAAATGCCAGTTAATGGTTCGATATCAAAAAGATAGACGCGATGATAAGCACCGTCTTTCTCGACGGCACGGATATGTGCCGTTCCTAAAGAACTGTTGTTTGCTGCATATATGGTAACGCGACCATAATCTAGATCTGGAAGACCGCGACACGAATCAACTAAGATATAATTACCATAAGAAACAGGGACGACATCATTCGTAACAGTCTCAGTCGCCAACGGTCTTGGGATATTTAATTTGGTTGGCGAAGAATTGTCAACACGATAACCATTTACATATGCAGTTCCTGCAGAAACGACCAAATCTAAATTCGAATCGTTCGGGATATTATCGTCGATATGAATAGTGAAAGGGTTGACGATATAGTCGCCTGACTCTTCATTAGTTCGTGTTGCTAACAGATCACCGAGTTTATTGTATGCGTCTGATGTTTTTATTTCATCAACGATCGTTGAGTTCTCTACCCTTGCGATGTAAACGAAAATATCATCGCTTGCAACCTTGTCTTGGGTTGTCAGTGTCAGTTTAATTCTGTAACGATCTGCACCAGGAGATGCAGTGTTTGGTGCTCCGCCTGTGTTGTCATACAAAGCAGTTGTATCGTTAACAGTAACGACTTCTTGTTCTACTTTAAAACCAACAACCGCGTCAACAGTATTTGTGTATGGCGAAAGAATAATTGATTGTGAGTTCGCTTGAACGAAACGACCCAATACAAAGAAATCGCCTTCGTAAACATCGAACCGAACGCCTCTACCTGTTGCATTTGGATTCTCAGTAATCAGTTGATACCCGTCCGGACCGACAAGCGTTTCGCCGTCTTGGAATACTGAAGGCGACCCAGTTACCGCCGCGTCATTATTATCGATATATTGAATGTAAAGAGTGTCGAGCACAAAGTCGTTTGATTTAGGTTCGACCCTAAGAACTTTCGCTTTAATACCGGAAGTGAGACCCTCAAAAACGCCACCGACTGGAATATCAGAGAATGCCGCTGGTTCGTTTGTAGAAGCAATCTTGACGCAATCATATTCTGAGTTGATCGCCGTTCCGCCTGAAGAAACCGCAGAACCTTCTTTAAAAATGTTACGACCGAACCTGCCCATTTCTTCATAGACAAGAGTCTGGAGTTGGGTTAATTCGCGTGCCTGTAGTGCTCGACCGGAGTTGAACAGAATCTGGTGATAGTTGTCGCTGTCCCTAAAATCGTCTCTGTATGTACTCAGGAGCGTGTCTGAAGTAAATGTTGTTGCCATCTTTTATCCTAATTCAATTACTATGCGAATGTCTTCGGTTTGAGTTTCTTCTCTCGGTATTGCTGAACTAATGTTATTTAGGTAGAAAATTTCACCCGAATAAATGTCAACATCCGGATTAACTACGTTAACAATCTGGAACGATCTTGCTGATCCTTCAACGCTTGCGACTGTGTCGCCGCCATCGAATAAGTCGAATCCAGTACTCTGATCTTGAAAATAATACAACTTGTTGTTAATTGTGTCGTGATAAAATACCTTTGCGATTGCTCCACCACCTTGTTTTTGGATCAACTCATTTTCGTCAAATTCATCATTTGTCGCAATATCAAAGTATTTTAAACAGATGCCAGTGTTTGATGTAAAATCTGAATCAGAGTTATATTTTTTCGGATCCTTAATTAATGCGACTTGACCGAAATCGTTTTCTGAAAGAATTGTGTTTGTCTCGTCGCCTTGAAAATCTAATTGAATCATCAATGCAGAAGATTTCAACGAGACAACTGGGTCGGCAGCAAGTCCTCCTGCCGGAGCAATGATTGGTCTTAATATCGCACCAGTGCCATCTGTTGGAATTGATGCTGCATAACTGTAAGAACTTCCGTGAAGGAACTCGCCGTTACCATCAGGGTCAACTTGCACCCCTTTGATCTGATCGCCGTCGCTAATCAACGAGAATGATGCGCTGTCACCATCACCAGTTATATTAATAGTAGAGAAAGATAGATAACCCGAACCAGAACCATCAATTGCGATACTGAGGATTTCACCATCAATCGCGGCATCTTGTAACAATCTCTGCGCTGCTTCTTCAGGAACTGACAATTGACTAGCAGAGTCGACCATGGTTTTTACTGGGATATACGATGAAGTTTTGAAGTTAGAGATCGCCAGATTCGAGAGTTTATACATGAATCTCCACTTATAACCGTCCGATGTTCTAAACGTTTTTCCGTTCGTATTATTTGTTGGTTCGACGATAGAACCAACTGCAGCATAAGCGCCGTCCATTCCCTGTTCAATACAGATGAACACTTCGTTGTTTGAATTCAACACGTAGAAATTAGTTTGCGCTGGATCATTATCATCATATGCTTCATACACCGTCCCACTATTCCAGTTGATTGTTGGGACTACAAAAGAAACATTACTGACGACCTTTACAGACTGCAAAGTATTTCTGAGTTTAAACTGTTCTGCCCTCGAAGAAATATCTGTCGACGCAGTAAAATCTTCGGATCTTGCCAACCCGACGTAATATCTGTTCGAACTCTCGATATCGCCTTTAAACTGATCGAGAAGAAAATTCCTAAAATTATTTGTTACTGCGCTGGTCATATTTCAATCTCTACTTACATTATAATGTTTATTTATACGGTATTTGTGACGATTGCTCGAGCACTCGAAGAAGCAGCGTCATAATTAAGAATGTTATTCCTTAAAGGATCGATTGTCGCTTGATTCGCAGGGAGTGCAGTGATTTTAAAATAAGTTCCGGAGATCAACGAACCTGTGAATCCGGACAGGGAGATGACGCCACTAGTGGAGTCATAACTGCCCACATTATCCCTGACGATATTTCCGGAAGTGTCAATAACCTCAATAGCAGAAGAATTTAGATTATTTCTGAGGGTGCAGACTTTGCCCCTAAAGAAGAATGAAGAAGATTCAATTGTATAGAATTCTTCATCTGGTTCTGCAATTGATGTCGGAAACACAATTTTATAAGTTGACTCGCCGGAAGTCGGAGTGAAACGGTTTTGCATTTTAATTGTCGCGCGACTCGAAAGAACAGAGGTATCTGTTTCGTCAATGTCAGTCAATAGATTAGAACGCCTAAAAGATTTGTCAAATTCGCCGAGATTATTTTCAAAGTATGTTTGCATCGTATCCTTTACAGCACTTTCGACCGCTGTTTGAGAAGAAGAAGTGAGGTTTGGATTGAACTGGAACACTGTATCAATCTCAATAAATGTTCTGTTCGGTTCAACAAATTCAATGTCAAACGATGCAACAGAAAGATCCTTCGCAAGATTTCTAATATTGCCTTTGGCAGTTTCTTGTAGCACACTGTCTTGTGTCGAGAAATCAATCGAAACATAAACTGTCCCAAATTTAGGTGGGATATTATCCTCGCCGCCCCAAGATTTAATGTCATTGATAAGACTTGAAAAGTTCCTCAAGATCAATGAAGAGTAGTCCTCTGCGGTCACCATACGGTTTTGTGTCGCATACAGGTATGGTGCATTCTTTCGAATTGACTCGATGTCTTCTTTTAATGCTCCTCCATCTGAAGAAGCGGTAGTCGTTACTGTGATTGCCAATCCATCTAATTGTGCTTCTGGGGTAAAGGTGCTCGCGCCGTTAGCGTCTGGTCCAGAAACAACATCATAAATCACTTGGATACGATTACCCGCGCTCGGGATTTGTTCTGTTATCAAACCATTACCGAAAGACAATTCATAGAAACCGTTTGGTGTTTCTTTGATAACATAGATTTTCGATTCACTCGTGATATTCGTTGCTTCTAGAATATTTGTATAGACATCATAATAAGAAGACGACGTGTCTTGATAAACGCGAACTGTGACCGTATTCAAGTCAAGGTTTGTGACCGGTATGACGTAAGTGTCGTTGTCGCTTATGTTTCCGGCGATAAAGTTTCTTTCCTTCGAGACACCTTCGAACAATGGGACGTTGATGTTGTCATCTAATGAAAAGTAAAACCTTCCTGATCCATCGTTAGTCGCAGTCAATGCTTCTCTGGTCTTAAATGTGTAAGACTTATTATCTACAGTCGCAGAAAAAGAAGTTCCTGCCGGCATCGTTTTACTTGAAACTGCAGCGAGGTCTGTGACATACATCTGAACAATTGCTGTAGAAGCAGTTCTAGAACCGACAGTGTATCCCAAACTTCCAGCGTGACCAACGAGCGAGGATCTCAACTGCGCGGTAGAAAGAAATGATTCGTTCAGGGCAAAGTTTGCAAGTAATGCATTTTGGTGTGTATTGTAGGCAAGGACGTCTAACAGGTTCGATAGACCAGATGCCTCAAAGTTGTAATCCGAAAATTCAGGTTGCTTCTGAAAATATTCTTTTAAACTATTTTTTATTTCGTTGAAATCCAGTTCAGAAGAACGAATTGTGGTCGCCATTTGCCTTCTCCAAAATTAATAACAAAAGTATTTATACACAAAAAAGGGGACCGAAGTCCCCTTATTCCATATTATGTTATAATTATGGATTTTGTATAGTGATTGCATCGCCGTCTTCAGTGATCAGGTATCCAGACAAGTCTTGCAGCATCAACGCACCAGCAGGAGTTGTTGGAGTAGAACCACCACCACCACTTGTACCAGCACCAACATTACCAAGCATAAAGACCTGAACATTGGTCAATGACACGTCTGAAGTCAAAGTTATGTTGTCTGAGTCGACTGCATCGACGTCAAACTCAATCGCAGAACCAACTGAATTCATGACGTGTATCACGAAGTCGTTAGGGTCTGTCAGACTCATGGCGTGGTTGACAGTCTGTGGAGTGTTCGCTGTCAGTGAAGTTGTGCCTGTGAACGAAGCAACATTGTCACGCGACTCAAGATCAACAATTCTTGAGTCTAGCGCAGCGATATCACTGTCATTAGCATTGATCTCGCCGTGGAGTTCGTTAATGGCGTCAACTAGAGTCGTTGCAGTTGTATTCAGCGTCTCACTAAATCCAACGAATGCTTTGATGTCTGAGTCAACATCTTGAAGATCAGAGATATCTGAATCATGACTGTCTAAACGACTTTCTGCAGAATCAAGGCGATTTTCTAGAGAATTTAATTTATCTGATAAATCTGAATCTTCGTCCTGAAGGTTAGAGATGATATCAGAGTCATCGTTTAATCTAGTTTCAACTTCGACAAACCTTAGATCTGCTGAGTCAAGTCTTCGCTCGACTTCATCTACTCGATCGACTAGACCGTCAAAAGATGCATCTTTAAGGTCGAATCTAACACCGAAATCTGAGTCTGCGTCATATAACGCCTGAATATTAGAATCATGACCTGATAATCGAGATTCTACTGCGACGAAACGTAAATCTGCTGAATCTAAACGGGCATTAGCACTGTCGTCGATGCTCTTAAGCGCAACGATATCTGCATCAAGACCGTCAAGTCGTAGACTAGCAGCAGTTAAATCACTATCAAGCGCAGCAAGGTCAGCGTCGTTTGCGGCGACTTCGTCGCTGTCTTGCAAAAAATTTGAATTCAACTCATTGATTGCATCGATAAGGTTAGTTGCAGTAAGATTGTCTGCAAGACTGTTAATTGCGCCAGAAGAGTCCCTACCAACAAACAATTCAAGGTTGTCGATATCTGTTCCGGCGGTTGCAACATCAGAAGCGAGTGTAGAACCTGCTAATGTCGCAGGAGTAATTACACGCTCAGTATCAGTTCCAGTGTCTACATCTAATTGAGCGGCGAGTTGAACTGTACCTGCTTCGGTTTCAGTTGCCTCATTAAAGTTTTTGTTTATTACCGATGCTTCTGTGGTAGAAGTCCACAGAACCATATCACCGACTTCAACAGTCGCTGTCGGTGTGAATGTGACGCCAGTGGCAGAAAGTGTACCAGCAGCATCAACGATATATTGGTGACCGGAAGCATGATCCGGATCAGAAGCAATAGATGCAACGTTCGATGGGTTGATTAGACCCTTGAATATTACGTCGCCACTTACATCAGGCGATATCGTACGAAAGGTACTACCGTCCCAAATATTTAAGGTTTCTTCGTCAGTATCGAATACGAATAAACCAGTGTTTCCAGTGCCAAGAGTACCTGCTAGGGCATTTTTCTCGGCAGTGGTGACGTTCTGAATGCGCGCATCAAGAATCTGACCGACTTTCGCCAAGTCCATGTCATGCATAATTCTTTGATTTGACATCTCTTTTCTCCGTTATTGTTATTTTTTTATGACGAAAAGAGTCAGAAACTCTGAGATTCAAAATTATTTTACATATTGTATTTATAAAATATGATGGTTAATCAACCAATGTTTAGACAATTATATTTATTGAATTTGGGATCTTAGTCGAACGATATATACTCGCCTTGCTCCGAAACCATAAAGTCTGAATCCATATCTGTTAAGATAACGCTTTGTGGAACCGGTTCTGGCGTGGTCGGTAAAACCTCAGCAACCCTCGGTGAAGAAGGTCTTAAATTCAAGTTCATCGTTTCGACCACACTAGTATTTATAACCCTGAATTCTAGGCGGACAGAGATAGAGTTTTGATCAAGGTTGGAATACACATCGATGTTTAAAATCTTTGCGCGTGGTTCGAATCTCTCGATCGACTCAGCGATCGCTTCGATAATATCGTCACCAGTTTCTTCATTCGCCAATTCAAATAACATACTCCCAAGGTTTGCGCCAAAGGAAGGGCGATATGGTTTCTCAAATCGGTTTGTCAAGATGAGTGTTTTGATGGATTGCTTTACAGCACCAGCGTCTGTCTTCTTATATATGTCTCCGACTTGACCTGAAGACTTGGTTGATAGTGTCAGGTCGATGTCTGAATATAATTTATTCTTGACGACTCTGACACTACTCTGTAAACTTTTATCTTCTGTTGAAAAAACTCTTGACATTTTTATTCCTATTCTGGCAATATTTCTAATAGTTCATTCTTCGCTTGAAGTTCGCCATTGTACGTCGTTTCAAGGTCATAGTTATATTTAACCTCCCAAGAGTCAGGAACTGTAGGAATTTGTAAAAAAATTGTACAAGTCAGTTCACCGCTTGGATCAAAGGTGTCATAATCAAGGGAAAGTTTATCATAATCGACATAATCTTTCCAGAACAATGCAAGGTCGAACGACTTCCTAGGATCGGTCTTACCATATTTATCGATTAGTTGATAACCGATCGCCCGACCGTCTCTTCTCAGATCATTGATACTTCCGGCAGAAGGTCTTTCGCCGGTATAGACTGGGACTCTTGCAATCCAACCGTCTGGACCCTTTCCATAAGAAGCATTCGGAACACTATTCGCGACTTTCTTAGAATTTTCTTCGGTGCCGGTTGGCATCTCGCTAATCTCAAACTTTGGATTTGGTTCGTAGATACCATCCGAAATAATTAATCTGTGTTGCGCGAATTCGTTATTCAGATATACCGCGTTGATAGCATTCGCATGAAGCACAAGGTTTCTAGCGATCTGGTTTCTATCTGCCGAACCGAAATAGTCTGCTGCATAGAGTCTTTCGAATTGGGTCGGCGAACCTTTAGAACCAAGAAACTTAGCACAAGTGATTCCGATTCCTAGTTTGGTCGAAGAAGTGACCTTCCCTTGTAGGTCTGGATTGTATTGTGGGTCAACTAAAACCTTCATTTTCTATTCACCTTGAATCTCTTGCTTCTATTATCGATCGGATTATTGCCCAGAAGGTTCGTCCCGAATCTGACTGTTCCGCTCTTATTCGCTGTTCGACCGATATTCTTCGGGATATTTCTCTTAAATTGATCGTTTAGTTTTCCGCTACTAACCAGATATCCAGTAAACTCGTTATTGTTCAGGTGTGCTTTGTCGCGGAGTTTAGATCGTATTTCTTGAATCGATGGATCGTGATCAAACAATCCTTTGTACTCGTCTGATCTGCTCAGTTTATCTTTTAACTTAGGATCTACTGCAACATTGCGAACACCGTAAGTAGATGACGAAAGTTGCATTTCTACCACTGCTGGGTTTGGAATCGGAGCAGTTGCTGGAATAGGTGTGTACGGCATGATTCCAGGTTTTGGAACGACCATCTTCGGTGGTTTACCTGGCTTGCTGTCTTTGGCAGTCACAGCAGTCAGTGCTTGCCCTGCTCCAGTCGCGAACCCTGCTTGGGCGGCATACATAGCATAATCGGCGTGGAGTGCTTCGGTCGCCTTTCCAACCAATGTCCCATAAAAAGTAGACATATTGGTGACAGCGGCAGGGAAACCGCCATAGGTCTTACCGTAATAATCGAGGAGTGGACCACCAATGGTGCCCTTGTGCCCAATCATACTAATGTGCCTCGCCGCGAGACTTGTCGTAGAAGCAGCGACAACCCACTCGTTTACTGCTGTTGTTGTGAGATTATTCCCACTTAGAATTTCTGTATCTCCCTGCACCAATTGATTTGAGTTTCCTGCTACAATATGGTGATGATCGCCTAACACTGTTTCTGTGTTGTTCCCGATCACCTTAGCACCACGAGCACCTCGGATTGTGTAGTTCTGATCCTTGTTTACAGTCTTTGTGTGTCGACCTTTTATTTCCTCTTTCTTATCGCCAGCAACATTTAAATTGTAGTTACCGCCGACATTCATGTTCAGGTCACCAGAGACGTCTAGAGTCAGATTCCCCTTATAGATTAATTTGCCTTCACCTTCAACAATTGTTGTATGATCACCGCCTGTAACCTCTACACGTTGATTACGAGAAGAGATTACGACAGTGCCGTCTGCTCTTAACTCGATCCCAGCACCAGTCCTATGCTTGACAAGAACCCTTTCCCCTCCAGGAGTATCGTCTAACTCGAAAGAGTGCCCAGATGCTGTTTGCTGAACTTGGTTGTATGGAAAGACAGAAGGTTTTTGATCAGGGATGTCTAAAGAAACGCCGTAGTCGCCACCACCCAAACTGAGATTATTGACTTCTTCACCCTTAGATGCTTTGTTAACACTAGTGCCATAGAAATAATCACGCGACGGAAACTCGCCTGTTGGGTCGTTAAATCCATCCAGCGTTATGCCTTCGGTTCTTTCTCTTGATGAATCAAACTTTTCGAGCCTTGAGTAATAATTGTCGGTTTTATTCGTCATTGTTTATTTCGTCAATCGTAAATGGTTCTTGTGTGAAAGGACTAGTGAATTTCGATTTCTTTCCAAAGTTCGCCAAAACATATTCTCTTACATCAAATCCAGGATCGTCTTCAGTTTGATCCACATCGTTATGTCCAACTATTTGCCCACCTGCAAAGGTGCTATAGAAAGCACGGCAGATGTGGTCAAAGGTATTGAACTGACTTCGAGTCAACGATTGAACCGATACAAAGTTTTCTGGGTTTGGTGTACCCGATGGAACATTGATCCCACCAACAAACACAACACCGATACTCCTGTTGTTATGATTATTTAGCGGTGAGTGTTGACCTTCAATATTAATTGGTCGACCTCTCTGCAGCGAACCGTCTCGACGAATCACATAATGATAACCGATTCCTTCAAGGTCAGAAGCAAGGTGGTATTCATTTATCTCTTCACTTCCAATGTTTTTATTCGTCGGAGTTTCTGTCCAGTGGACAACAACCTCGGTGATTTCCCGAGAAACATTTCGAAACTCTGCTTGTAGTTCTTCGGTTGAGGAGATATAAGGAAACACTGGATCGCCTTTCCCTTTCTGCCATTCCTTTTTATACGATCCGATGATATACGGTTCCGAGAAAACAAACTCAGACGGTGGTTGTTTCGTCGCTGAGGAAATGGTCGTGTCGATCGTCTTTAAGAAATTAAGAATTTCCATATACGGTTTACCGGTCTTTTTATATAAGATGTTTGCTGCTTCGTCGCGGTCTATAGAAGAACCTTGCGAAAGCGTAATTACATTTTGAATTTGAGATGCATCCAACTTCGGAGCAAAGTCTCTCACTTTCTTTTTGATATCCGTTAGAGTTTCGGCGCTCAGGGACTGCACAATACCCACACCACCGCCTTTGGCGATTCTAGATTGAACCAATGAATTGCTTATGTCTACTTCTTTTGAATATCTTGCGCGGTTTAATGAAGCACTCTCGGTCGACTGTTGTACCTGCTCTGGATCCTTTCCGCCAGAAATGTTTTCTAGGTCAGACGCCAACCCTTTGACATTTTTCTTCGTTTCTTTTGCAGTAGTTACCAGATTCTCAAGGTCTTGTTTCGCCGCTGTGATCGAGTTTATCGCACTATTAAACTCAGAGTCTGCGGTTGGTCCGGCACTCGTCGCCGAGTCGTATGTGAGAACCAATCCTGTTTCAGTAAGATCTCCGTCCGAATCAATCGCCGAAATGAAATTGATTGTTCGGTTCAATTCTTGAGGAACGACCGAATTGATCAATTCACCTGTAACAGTGTCCATTGCAGTCTTTGCGAGGTCGTTAATTGACAGCGCGTCGAATGCTCCGATCTTTCCGGAAAGACTATTCGCCGCATCCATTAAACCAGAAGGTGCGGCATCCACTACTGCCTTTTGCAGTGCTCCAGCGTCGATAGAACCGAGTCCAGTGATTAGTTGAAGTACGGCAGCGATTGTACCGTCGAGTCCACCCTGCTCCTCGAGGGAAGAGGATATCGGGTAAACCAGACCATTAGAATCTGGTTCAGTGTATTCGATTTTTACAGTCGCACCAAGTTTACTCGTCAACGCTGAAGCAACGCCATTTACAATATCTGTCTTTAAATTTTCGAGACTCTGTGCTCCTGCGTCAAGCAACCCTTCTTTTGTCGAGAGTTTTTCGAAGTCGTCTTTAAACCCATCAATTTCTTGCGTTAGCGATTGAACACCACCTTGCACTTGACCTGCGATATTACCCGCCACAGTCTCGGTTGAGTTGACTAGATCTTCCCTTGTTTGGTTCGCAAGGTTTTTAATGTGAGAAGTGTTGGCAGATGCTTCAGCATTCTTTAACGTATTTTTTAGATCATTAATTGTTTTATCAGTCATAATAAAGAACCTCGTCGTAAGCAGTCTGCGCTAGATCCTCGGTATTTTTTGTCGTGAGCAAATATTCACGGTTTACAATTTCACTCGCTGTTTTGATATCAGTTGACGCCAAGAGTTTGCTGTTTGTAATATTGAACCTGTTCCTCAGTTCGAACAACACGAACTGTAGTTGAACAGAGTAAAGTTTCCAATCAGAAACAGGAGTATAGTTAGAAGCAAAGCGCAACAGACCGCTGTATCTACTCCCGACGTTGTTTTTGATTTCCCAATTGGCGATTCCGACGTTACCTTTGTCTGCGACATAAGTGACCAGTGAACTCGCTCCAATCAATGCTCCAGTAATTGCAGCAGATTGGATAAGACTATAACCGTTGTCGATAAAGAACTTCATGGACTGCAATCTTCGGAGTCCGAGACTGGCATCATACACGCCATCGTCTTTCAATGTTTCGGATACTACATTTTGATACCGAATCGTCTTGTAGTCATAATTGTCTTCGCCTGACCCTCTCCTCGCCTTTTGGTTAGATGTCGGGAGTTCTACTCTCGGCAAACTACCTAGGATCAGTGGTATTTGAGAAGAGACGCCATCTAAGAAAACACCGAACACAAAAGTACCGGCGACAATCTGGGGAATACGCCCAATTCCGGAAGAACCGCCCTCAGTGGTTGGGATTAAAACCTGCGCCCATGGAAGATCTTTCTCAGGGATATCGCCAGTAGAAGGGTTGTGCACGCCATTAATTCTAATCTTCACCCTACCTTCTAACCCTGCAGGCGGATGAGCGTTAATTACCGTGCCGAAAAACCAACGGTGATCATCGCCATAGAAATCTTTTTGTATTGGTCTTAAGATATTCATAATTTAAAGTTCTTCGGCAAATCGCCCAGTTTGGTCACGCGCATTGAAGAGAAATGATTCTCTTGTATCAGGTGATGACTTGTAGCGAGTATCAGGTAATCCCCCGACTTTCTCTTATCTATTTGTTCTGCTGCGGTTTCTTTATCTGCGCCAGCATCGGAATTTAAGAATAAAATTCTAACCCTTCTTCCAACACTGATCTTACCTTTGAAGAGAGAGATACCGTCAAGACCGACGTCGATTGTATTCTTCTTGAGAACGTGTCTGATGATTTTGTTCTTTGTTTTTAACTTAGACTCGAAAATATCGTTGTTTCCGTCAAGCAATGTCGCTTCGTCGTGATAACTCTGAAACTGATTGTATGTGTTAGATGATGTTACTTGAAATGTGTGCTTAGAATTATACTCGTCCGAGATCTTACCGTCAATCACTAATGATGGATCAAAAATAGATTGCACAGTATATTCGTCGATAACGCCGTTCATCTTTAACTCTGTCAAGATCTCCCTTACAGAGATATGACTGTTCGACGCCAACCCCGATCCAGCATCTAGCGTGGAATGGAAAGAACCGATCGCCCCCGCCTCAAATAATTGCAGTGTATTCTCGGCGTTCGTCTCTTGGAACCCTGTGATGTCGTAATATGGTCCAAGCATTAAACTTTCTTCGTCTCCAGACTTTGTTGCTGTGCTGTAACGGTACGGAAGATCTTCGTTGATTATATCTTGATTCATAAGCGTATCAAGGTCTGACAGATAGAGTTTGTCGCTATACAAATCACCCGAGAGAAATAATGGACTTCCAGTTTTGGTCGTTGCTCGGTTGATCAACCAGTTGACTGCTTCGAGCGGTTTGAGATATGGAACAATAACCTTTCTCACACCTTGCGCCGAACCTTGAAAAAAACCTTTGATCACTTTCTTGCCAAGATCGCCTTGACAGATATCAGTTACAATTCCTTCGATATTCTTAGTAAACGACCTGCTGATTTGTTTGACTGAATTCACATACACGTGTTCTTCAACTAATTCTAGGGAAAGTGCTTCTGACCTCTCGTTCACTTTCTTTGCATCGATAACGCTAGAGACAAAAAAGATTTTTTCGAACAATGGTTCCATCGGGGTTTCGCTCGCACCGACGGTAATGACAATTCTCTCTGTCCCCTGTAATGAAAGCATGCCGCGAAATCCAAAGTCATCAAGAATTTTGATTCGCGCATCAACGTATGGTTTGAAAAGATTCTCATAGAACTTCGCTTCGATAACATTGTTTCGAATGTCAATTCTTTGAACCGGACTTTCAGGCGACGTGAGAATCACTTCAGCACGAATAATTGTGAATGATGTATTTATCTTCATTAAGATGCTTCCATTAGACGTTTGAACTCGCCTACAATCGCCTCTATATTTTCTTTCTTGATGATTCGAATTTTTCTTGCCTCGTCGTTCTGACTTGTCAGGTATTCAAGGTTTGTGACTGGAATTGCGTTGAGTGTAACTTCTGCTGGATCTAAGAATATATTGACCCATTCACCATCAGCATTTTCATAGTGGTGAGTACCTTCATACTCATAAACCGTATTAGATAAGACAACTTCATTAGATCCATCAGCATATGCTAATCCATCCGAACCGGTCGGATCGAAACCGCTGTTCACTTGGATAGTAATTTCGCCCACATCTAGATCTTTCTTCAGAACCTTTCCGACCTTATCAGATGCGGTATTCCCTTCAGTAAAGATTTGCGAACCGCCTTGAGTTAAAAGTTCCTGATTATTTTCTAGTAAAAGTGGTTGTGAGGGTATGTCAAAAGTAACACTCTGACCGACATTATAGATATCAGCGTATGCTGCGAGTTCTTCGGCAGTAGAGACATCCAGTTTTGCGATGTAATTCTTAAAGTACCGATTCTTGGCGGCAAGATTGAGTTCATAGGTTGCCATCGGCCAACCAACTTCGCGCAACCTTTCATTCATTAAGAAGAAAGTCCATTCATATTCTGGTTTACCGTATAATGCGTATGCTAGAGTATCCGGTCTTTCGAAGTCTCTAATTTCGTATTCAATATATGTTGAGATAGACTCTCGGAAAACGTCGATTGTATCGACATACTTCGAGAGTTTTTGGTATGAGACTGGTTGCTCCTCATTTCCAAAGAGGTATTGAACATTCGGAAAACTTGAGAAATACTTTGACATAATTAAAAACCCTCGTCCCTTACTTTCGCTTTATCCATTGTCGCGAATTCAGTGAAGTTCAATGATATATCTGCTTCGATAAAATAATCTTTTTCCCGACCAGCATACATGCTACCGGCAGCAGTCTGGTTGAAGTTGGTTGTTACAGTTTGAAGGTAACATCTTTGGAAGTCAAATCCAGGATTATTTTTACCGGTTCTGTCTCTGACTTTGATTTCAAATATGTTTGGAAACTCGTATGCGAAAGGAACATTGCCCACATTAATCGCTTCAGGATATACTTCTTTCCTGAAAAATTTTATAATCTCTTTAATCTGCTTCGCTTCATTTTCGCTTTTAGCGACCAATTTAAACGTGAATGTAAAACTTCTCATGTTCACGCTTTCGAACAGAGTCCTTGTGTTTGGATTCGACGTTACCCTTGCTGCTTCTCGTGTCGCATTCGAAACATTTTCAAAGATGTCACCGCCTGCTGCACCAGCGACAATCGCTCCTGCTGGACCAGCGATCAGTCCACCCGCAACACCAGCGAGTGCTGTACCAGCACCTTTAACTGCCATTTGTGAGATAAGTTTATTTGTGACATTATTAATTCTGTCGCCTTGATCTGTAGTTGCTGCCTTCATTAAACCCGCGCCGAAGTTTGTATTCGCAGAGGTATAAGAGACGCCATCGTCAATCTGTATACCTTGTTGCAACGGTAGTTGAACTCTGCCTTGCTTGATCCCTTTCGTAAATTTCTCGTGCGAGTTTAAACTGCCAGCAGTTCTAAAAGACTTCGCTGTATCCCGAGCAGTCCCCAAGATTCCTTTTTCCTTTTCCTCACCTTCGGTCTTTTCCTCAGCGACAGACTCTTGTTCAGTTTCTTCGTCGCTACTAGAAAAAGCACCACGAACCTTATCTGACAACTTAGATAAATTTTTGGCGATCTCTGAACTCGCCAGTGGATCAATTTTATAAGCAGTAAACATCACCGTAACTGGGTGCGTCGAGGTTGTTAAGGATTCTGGAAACTTAAAGTCTGGTGCTTCAACATCAACTTGGTCAGATGCATCCGCCTCGTTTTTCGGGAAAGACACCGACGCTAGTGGTTGGTTGTTTGAAGACTGCGGGAGTTCGTTATTTGCTCCTGCTTCCTCTCTTAGTTCTCGTGATGACATCCTAACCTCTAAATAGATAAATTACTGTAGTTGTTATTTATAGGGAAACCATGGCATATAAAGGAAAATACACTCCGAAGAATAAAACCAAATATGGGGGTGATCCTACAAACATTATTTATCGCTCTTTGTGGGAAAGAAATGCATTTAGATGGTGCGATGAGAATAAAGCGGTAAAACAATGGTCGAGTGAAGAAGTCGTGATCCCATATTACTATGAAGTCGACAAGAGATATCATCGTTATTACATGGACTTGAAGATCGTGCTCGAGAGCGGAAAGACCATCCTTGTAGAGATCAAACCCGCCAAAGAAACGAAACCTCCAACCGGTCAAAGAAGGACCAAGCGTTATATCAACGAGGGTCTCACATACATCAAGAATCAGAATAAATGGGAAGCAGCAGCAGAGTATGCTGCTGACCGTGGTTGGGATTTTCAGATATGGACCGAAAACGAACTAGAAAAGATGGGTATTTTACCAAAATCAACAAAACCTTTGAAACCGTTGAAACCTTTTACGAAAAAGAAGAATAAATAGACGTATGAAACATTTAGAAGAAATTAACGAAACATACTTTCAACATCTACGTTTTGCATGGAGCGTTGCATTTGTGTTGTTGGTTCACGGACTGTTCCCGTTTGTATGGGAAGATAAAGCATCTCGAATGATGGAGAATCGGAGTGAGTAATCTTTTTCAAAAAGTAGAGTTAGAAGCATTCCGTGCGGGAATCCAACCAAGAACGAAAGAATCGCGTGCGTGGTTTCGTAAAAGACTATACAACATGAAAGCGATCAATCGTCGCGCATTGTTGCGAGAAGATCCCCTTGAGAGAAGACAGGTCGGTAAAGCAAGGCAAAGAGGTAGTATCGGCGACATGTATATGTTTTTCTATGACGCAAAGGGAAAAGAGAAGTTGCCGTATTGGGATGCGTTTCCGTTGATCATAAACATGGGTCCAGCAAAGGATGGATTCTATGGGTTGAATGTCCATTATCTACCGATACCGCTTCGTGCTAGATTCTTGGACGCATTGATGGAAAGGACAACGAACAAGAAATTTGACGAGACGACAAGGTTCAGGTTGACATATAATTTCTTAAAGTCTTCTTCAAAACTTAGATACTTTAAACCTTGTTTTAAACACTATTTGACTTCTCATGTAAAAGGACAGTTGTCTTATGTACCACCAGCAGAATGGGAAATTGCAGTATTCTTGCCTGCGGCACAATGGAAGAACGGAAAGAGAAGTCAAGTGTACAGAGATTCTAGGAGCATGATCTAATGTCAATTCCATCGATTGAAGATTTTAAAGCATCAATATCAAACGGTAAAGGGTTCGCACAAACAAACCTTTACTCGATTAATCTTCCGGCAGGCATTGCTCAGGGGTCGTTCGGAACAGTTGAGAAACCTCAAAACTTAACCTTGTTGGCGAAGTCGATCACGCTTCCGGCGAGGCAGTTGTCTTCGGTCGAGCGTTTTGTTGGTATGGAAAAGAGAGACGTCGCATATGGTTTCATAAATCCAACCCTCAACGTTTCCTTTAGAGTCCTGAACGACCAAAAAGTTCGAAATTATTTTGAGTCGTGGCAGCAGAGCATCATAAAAAATAACGACATGTCTTTCAGTCAAGAGGGAAATTACTCTGTTGCCTTTCCAGACGAATACACCTTTGATATTTCCGTCTATCAGTGGCGCAAGGGTCAAGGATTTCCACTATTCAACCGTGGAAAATCAGTCTCTCTTGGACCGTTAAATGTCGACCTCGAAGTTGACCTCGATTTAGAAGCATCCGGAACCAAAGTATATGAGTGGAAATTTGTCGACGCCTTCCCAATCACAGTTCAGCACGAAACGCTGAGTGATGACGCCAAAGCAGAAGTAAGCGAGATAAATATAGAGTTCTCGTATAGAAATTGGTTCGGGAAACCAGCAGAAGGTAAGTCTGAAGTTGGGATTAGCGGAAGTGCGAGCATTTCGACTAACATCGGTAACGCGATCAATAACAAGATTTATGATATTTTAAATTAATTGGAGTTTTTTAAATTATGTCTTTGCCATCATTAAATGATAAACCTGAATACATTTTGACAGTACCATCGAGCGGGAAGAAAGTCTCTTATAGACCATATCTCGTAAAAGAAGAAAAGATCCTGCTGATGGCAGCAGAATCTAAAGATGAGAATGAGATCATTCGAGCGATTGAAAATACTGTTTCGGCATGTGTTGACGATTCGATTGATGTATCCCGTCTTTGCACATTTGATCTAGAATATATGTTCCTTCAATTAAGATCGAAATCTACTGGAGAGAACGCCGATATCTTAATGAAGTGTAGCGAATGCGGTGAGAAAAATGAAGTTGTTGTTCCGTTGAACGATATACAATGCTCGGCGACAAGCGAGAGTAATATCATCGAACTAACAAAGGAAATCTCATTAGAAATGAAGTATCCGAGTTATAATGACATGAACCTTTCTACCGATAACAAAGATGAATTTGGTTTTCAAATTATTGCTCGATGTATTGAAGCAGTGTTGACGGAAGAAGAAAGAATTGTAATCGGCGAAGAAACAACCGAGGATGTTACAGCATTTATCGAATCAATGACTCAAGAGCAGTTTAAAAAGGTTGTTGATTTTGTTCAGAATATGCCGTCTCTTACATATGACATGAAGTTTATTTGTCAGAGTTGCGGTGAGAAAAATGAGACAGAGATAAAGGGGATCCAAAGTTTTTTTTAGTGTGCCTCTCACATGATGATTTGTCTAATCATTTTAAAACAAACTTCATGTTGATGCGACACCATAAATACTCTTTGACCGAATTAGAAATGATGCTGCCGTGGGAGCGCGATGTACACATCATCTTACTCTTGCAAGCACTAGAAGAAGAAAAAAGAAAAAGAGAGCAGGAACAGTAAATGTTAGCAGAACTCGCAGAAAGACTAGAAGAATCGAATAAAGAGAACAGTCTTCAAATCATTAGATCTTTTAATGATGTAGGGGAAGTCTTGCTTGAAGAACAGATGCGAACAACTGATGTTATCGAACAAGGCAATGTGAGTTCAGATGCTACTGCAACAAATGTTCTTGATTTCACAAGAAATATGGAAGAAACCTCTGAGGAAGGTGACGAAGATATTGGATCGAATGTTCTCGATTTAGCAAGAGAAATGATGCAAGAAAACTCTGAGGAATTTGTAGGACCACCGCGCCCAAGCGAGGATCCTGTCGTTTTAGCAGTAAACCGAGTAACAGAAGCAATTATGTCCTTGCGCGAAGTCTTCGTTGGAATGGCGGAAGCACAGGCAAGAGACGCCTTGCAAGATAACGAAAATGCTAGGGAAGAAGATGACGATGGGGGTGAAGAGTCTGGTGGTATGCTCAGAGATTCTTTCAGCGCCGGTAAGAAAGATCCATTCGGCATTAAAAAGAAATTTATGAGTATTAAAGGGTCAATCATGAGAAGGGTTGCCGGTTTGATGAAAATCGCTGGCAGCATTTCGGGATTGTTTGGCGGATTATTCAAGGTAGTTACTGGTGTGTTCGGAAGAATTTTTGGTATCGTAACTGGAATCGTAATGGGGATTGACCAAGCGATCAAAAATATCATGAATATGGAAGGTGATTTGCTCGATAAAGTTTATGCTGGTATTTTCGGGTTTATCGAAGGATTCTCAAAGATTATCACTGTACCGCTAGACTGGTTGAAGACTGCCGTTGCTTGGGTCGCCGAGGCATTAGGATTCGAAGATTTCGCCAATATGCTTAACTCGTTTTCAATTGCCGAAGAATTCGGAAAACTTATGGACAAGATGCTAGGGTTCGTCCTTGGAGTGAAAGACTTTGTCATAAGCAAAGGTGGCGGTCTTATCTCTAGTGGATTGCGTATGTTGGGGTTTGACGAATCTGCGGAAAGTGTCGATAACTTTGTTGCCGAAAGCACCGAGACTTCTGCTGAAGACCGTGTCGCTAATATGAGAGCAAAAGATGACGGTAAATTTGGATCTGGATATAAAGCAGCAGGAAACGCAGCCGCAGAAGCCATAGAAAAATCAAGATCTTCATCTGCGATGACAGACGAATTAGTCAATCAGACCACACCACTCGGAAGTGGTCCACCGCAGGTGATCAACAACTACACCAGCGCACCAACCAGTGTTAACACTCAGAACAATATCGATCAGTCTGGTTCTCAGAATGTTTCTCCACCGGTCGCGGCAAACTCTTCTCAGTCTGACGCTTGGGCGATGTAAAAAAAGGGGACCGAAGTCCCCTTTCACTGGCAGTGTTGAATATTAATCCTCTGCCGCGAGTTTCGCGAAATAGGACATAGCATCCTCATCATCATCCATAGAAGAAGATGCCATCGATGCCGGTGCAACAGATGGTGCTGGTTCTGCAGCAGCAACTTCTCGCATTGGAGCAGGTGTGCTTGTCTCTTCAAGAGTAACCTGCTGGCGTGTAGACACAGGCGCAGGTGCCTCGCCAAGAACCATAGCGAGTCGTGCTGCCAACTCATCATATGACTTGTAGTTGGCGGGATCGATAAATTCGAACAAGTCATATTGTGACTCATAGATCTGCTCGAGTTCATCGTCATCACCATTGCGTAGTGGAGCAGGTGAAGCGAACTCAGACTTATCGTAGTTACGATATCCCTCGACGTTACGGATCTTCAACTTGAACGACGCGCCTTCCCAGAAGTCGAATGGATTGATTGGATCCTCGTCTGCAAACTGAGGTTGCATAACATCCATGATCTTATCAAAGATCTTCTTACCGAATGTGTAGAGGAACACTTTACCTTCGTTGGCAGGATTCGCTGGATCAGACTCAACCAAGACATTGGCGACATACTTCAGACGTCGCTTCTGATTTCGTGCTGTTTCCTTATCTGCCTCGACACCAGAGTTCCACAGACGCGAGTTCAACTCACCGAGTGGATCTTGTTGACCGATTGAGGTCAGAGACTTCTCGATGTACCATTGACCAGTTGGACCCTTGAATCCGTGATCCCAGTAACGTACCCATGGAAGTTCGTTGCCTTCAGTTGCAGGAAGAAAGCGAAGAACAGCATAACCATTACCCGCCTTATCGACAGTTGGTTTCCACTGACGTTCGTCGGCGTATGAGTTTTTCTCTTTCGGGGCGTTTCCCGATGCGGCATCTGCTGCTGAAATTAGATTTGAAATTGAATTGCGATTACGCTTGAGATTTGCGAATGACATAGTATTTTCCTTGTATTAACGATGTATAGTTTTGTGTAAAAATTTTATCCACGATATGCATAATATACAAGAGTATATATTACTCTTTTTCTAACCCAATGGCAACTCTGCTGTGCCACCACCAGCAAGATAATTTAACCTGATAGCATCTGCTTCAAGTTTATCTTTGATCACTGGAGAAATGTACTTCTTGGTATCCTCCGGATCGATATTATATTTTTCACAAAGGTAGATTATAGCGTCCATGTAAGATAGGGATAGATCTCGAACTGCTTCTTCAACCATCATACCGAACTTTTTCTTGGTCATCATTAGTTCTTCGATTTCTTCACTCACTATCTTCTACTCCTTGACTTCTAAACTTCTTATTCGCTCTGATCATTGATTCAAGGAAATCGGTGTCTGTAGTTCTACAAGACATCTGAAGCAACGCCATAGTATCTTTGGGGAGACAGTGCCCGCCGAACCCGAACCTGCCGTCTGGACCTGGAACCTGAGAATGACTTGTCCCGATGCGCGGATCAATACCAATCGCATCCACCATCACATCGAAGTCTTTATATCCAAGGGCAGTGTATATCTGATACATTTGATTCCAGAAAGTAACCTTTGTTGCAAGGAATGTGTTTTCGACATACTTTGCGAACGCTGCTTGATCACGAGAGCAGAACTTAACTTCCTCCAAATTTGGGAGCAATGGTTTGAACAACTCATGCCAAAACCTCATCGCTCCGCCACCGTAGATAGCAAAGGTTTGGTTGGCGAACTCTTCATATGGATCTCGGTTGGCATTTGAACTCGCAAGGAACTCTGGCGATACTGTGATCTCGAGGTCATCATAATCCTCGAGGAATGTAGGTATCACTGCACTTTTGATAAGATATTTGGTGTTGCCATACTTTTCAAAAACGTCCGCAACATTAGAAGTGTCGCTCTCTCCATTAGGGAGTGCGGGTGTTGCAACGCAGACGATGACACCATCGACATCTTTCGCCAGTTCTGCAGGAAACTCCTTTCCCTTGTATGGATCGTCGACATAAACATCAACACCCTTGTGGTGCCACAAAACACCTTCAACCGATTTACCGACCGGACCATATCCAGCAATCACAATTTTCATTAATCAAGACTCCCGTCTTCTTTCATACCACACCAATTACATGCTTCGCCTTTAGCAATACTAATCGCTCCATCATGCTTGCAATTGTGATCCCACATATCTGGTTTGTTCTTTATTTTAAAGATTCGATCCCAGTTGTCTTCGAAAACCTTTCGTTCAACATCCATCGGTCTTGGTTTATCACCCTTTCCGTTCATATTCCCTCCACCATTCAGGCACTTCTCTTTTTGTCCACTTAGCGAACTCTCTCTTGTCCGCCCAATAAAAATTTCTGTAAGAAGTAATTGAATCTTCTTCTACAATACACTCCGGATACTGCGACATTGCAGGAGTCGGTTCGGTAAATCCAGCATCTTTAATATTCAGCGGAGGACAAAGCAACAGTAATTCTAATTTCCGAAAAGACTCATGAACCCTACCGTATCGATGTTCGTATTCATGCGCCAACGCGCACCACATCTCATACAACCACCGATAGTTATCAGAACTAGTTCTGGTCCAAATAGTGGAAGGGTGATTGACGTGACATGCTTTGTATACAACTTCGTTCATCTCTGGTTCGGGCAAGAAATACTTTTTGACTCTTCTACCAGTTACAGAACGACCTTCCCATTCTTTACCGTCTAGGATTCGATGAGCGGTTGATAATAATTGGGCATACTCGACACACATTTTAACGACATGTTTGTCGCAGTGCTGTCGAGCGCATTCTTCTGGATCAGGGTGCACATAAAAAATATTCATAAAGAGATTCTACTAATCTTGTAAGAATGATTCAAGTCGTTTTTCGCCTTCTCGGTCGATGTAAGTCATGACATCATAAAGAGTTTTCACCAACCGATAAAGAACATCCCAAACGATCGCGATTGGCGCGACCAAGATCAACTTGAAGATTTTTTTCATTATACTTCTCCTTTAATCGAGAACTATTTCTTCCCTTTTCTTTTTTGCGGGTTGGCGTAGACCAAGGTAGGTTTCGAGAATCTCGATCTCCTTGTCCTTTCGCTTCTGCCACTGCGCTTCAGTGCGCGTACCTTTCTCAAAGAACACTGAGTTCTTCAATCGCTCAAGTGCACCTTCACGGCGACGTTTGACTTCTGCTTTACCTCTCATAACAAATCCTCTGTCAATGTTTTAGGAATATTTATATGGCCTCCCGAGTAGGACTCGAACCTACAACCCTCTGCTTAGAAGGCAGATGCACTATCCTGTTGTGCTATCGGGAGAAATCTGTTCAAGTTCGATACCGCACTTTTCGAGAAACTCTTTGCCTGAACCTTTACTCGCTTTGTATTCTTTATTATATGCTACTCGAACGATACCAGATTGATGGATCAACTTAGCACATTCGATACAAGGCATATGGGTAGTGACAAGGGTGGCACCCTCTCCTGACTCTGTGCTTTTGGCGAGTTTAGTGATCGCGTTCGCCTCAGCATGCAACACTTCTGGTTTGGTATGCCACTCGCCATAAATATCCATATCCTCATCTGGAACGTCGAAGAAGACACCCTCCTTGGGTTTCCATTCTTCACATTCGTTCTCCCAACCATGGGGCATTCCATTGTAACCGATAGAAACGATTCTTCCGTTCTTGACGATTACGGCACCAACCTTCGCTTTCAGTGCATAGGAGAGGTGTGAAGTTTCTATGGCAACTTTCATGAAATACTCTTTAAACTTATTTTTCATCCCTTCTTTATTCCTTCCTCTGTTAGTTCTTTTTGGAGCGCATACAACGTCTGATGCTCATCGTTCAGCGATGAAGAAAGACGATTGATCTTATACCAAATTTCACTGGCGTTGGTCCAATCCGGATTGTAAGGGGATTTGATGCCTTCGGGATAATGAGTATAAAACCCCCTTGTCATTCTCTTTAATTCAGCGACAATCTCTTCGCGAGTCATGACAAAGACTGCTCCTCTCGTATTTCCACGAGGTCGACAATTAATTCTGAAAGCATAGCGACGTCGTGGGGATTGACGGGGACAGGGTTTATTTGCTGCAAGGTTGAGATCACATCCTGTGCGAACCTCAATGCCTTTATTTTATCTTCGATGTTTTTTACTTCTGCCACTTTCTACCCTTTCAAAACTACTTGACCCATTGCGAGTTTGACTTCTGTTTCAGTCAATCCCATCATCTGAAGGTCGCGCTTTGCAACCTCTTCTGACAACTCATTATTGCGGAATCTTTCTATAACATCTTGTATCCGCAAATCTTTTTCTAAATCGCTCATACATAAATCTCCCAAGCATCAACAAATGATTTAATTTTGTTTCTCAGTTCGAGAGGCATCTGACTGCCGTACTCAATAAGAAGTTCATCTGCACTCATATGGGGCAAACGATTTTCTTCACAAAACTCCTGCCAATATTTAGTCAACCACTCAACATCGCTTTTTGTTGCTTCGATCATTATAAACCTCCCATGCCAATGATTTTTTTAAACGCGCCTTCAGACACATACTGAACACGGTTGTCAAACTCAGAGAAACCCGCCAGTTCGAACGGGACGAAAACCTCTTCTCCGACACGATGACCTTCGGTGTCGAACTTACACTCGACGATGAAACCACAACGACCGATCTCATAACCAAGAACTTTACCGATCACGAACATATCGTCGCGACCTTCCATTGGACGGAAGTCCATCGCCTTGATAAACTCACCAACCTTCGCAACACCTTCAAACTTCAACATAATAAAGATTCCTTATCAATTTACAAGACCAATTCTATCTCAGGGAAATCGATTCGACAACAACTTTTTGATTGTTTTTATTATAAAACTTTCGGAAAAATAATCGGAAAAACCGATGGGGCGCACCACATACCTGTCAGTCGGAATCTTCGAAAGTGCAGCGCCCATCGTAAACAGACCATTGGGTCTAAACTAATTCAAAAAACTCATCGGGTTTCATTTCATTATATAATTGATATGCATCCGCACCAAACCCTTGTAAACTTAATTTTTCGATTAATGCGAGTATTTCATCACGCTCTGCTTTACCGCGCTCATAATAGCGATGATCGTCGCTGTAGGTATAATACCAGTCGTGTGTTTCAAGCATTGATTTTAAAGTTTCTAGACTCATACTTCAATCCCATAAGACTTAGCGACCTTGACCAACTCCTCATCGGTCAGAGGCATTAAACGATAAACTGGTATGTCTTCCATACGCAGTTGGTGAATTAGAAAGGTTCGGTCATCTTTTGTCAACATAATTTTATCTTCCTCATCATTTTCTTTAACCCACTCTTCATACCTTCGGTTGAACTCTTCATCGTCGATCAACACCCAAAGGACTCCTACGACTAAAAAAGGTAGGATTACAACCCACTCCGGCGAAAACATTACGCAACCTCCATCATTGCTTCAAGTTCTTCGAATTGCTCGTCGATGCCATACATCTTCATCTCAGCGTCACGACGCCACTCGACAACGATCGGTTGATCATACTCTTCGACGCGAGAGTTCTGGACACCCATCGTGTCCTGCTCCCAGTAATGAGTGGCAACAACCTCGTTCTGCATGTTGAGGACGTTTCGCTCGCAGTGCAGAACACCGTGCTCATAGTCCATGAACGTGGGTGCTTCGTAGAAGTCGACATAGTCCGACTCGACGAAGTCGACAGCATCGACTATCTTGTAGTCAATGATGTACTCACGCTCGTAGTCGTTAGACTTCTGGATAGAACTCTCTACGATATCCCACCATGTGCTCATGGCGATGTCTTCCGCAGACGCGGAAACAATGTAGGTGGAACCGCCCTTGGGCTTCCAACGCTGAGGGCACACACCCTCGCCGTCCCAACAATGGGCACCATAGTTCTCGAGATACTGAGTAGAAAAGATAACGCGAATAGAAGAGTTAGACATAATCAAGATTCCTTATCAATTTACAAGACCAATTCTACAGCAGATGATTTAAAAAGACAACAAAAAAATACAATCTTTTTTAAACTTTTTTGGAATATGCATATAACTAAAAGTTTGGTATCGGTTCGATGACAGCACTAGTGATCTCAATCGTGTTGTTCTTCCAGTAGCGTTCATACATCACTCTCTCGAGATTCTTTGACGCAAGGTAGAACGTCTCATAGTACGCAGCAGTGTAATGACAACCTCTGCGATCAGTCAACACGATCTTGTAGTTGCTCACGATACGAACTCAGCACCGTTAGCGGCAAGGAACTCAGCGAGTTTCGCTCGTGCCATACGCTGAGTACCGAGGTAGAAAGCAACGATAGCACCAGTGTGGTCAGAACCAATCTGGAAGGTTCGGTCTTCACCACGGTAGCGAACAGTTCGGAACTGCTCACGAGTCTCGTAGTCATCTTTTTTTGAAATCTCAAACATCTCAGCGAGTGCCTCTTTCGCAGCAGCAATCGAGATGCTCGAGTCAGCATCATACTTCGCCTTGACTTCTGCTTCTTGTTGACGGTAAAGTTCGCGACGCTCTTCCATACGCTTTCTGTAAGTCTCAAGGATCTCCGCTTCGTTCGCACGGATGTCGCGGACTAACTGCTTAGCTTGCTCGAGGCACTCAATGAAAGCATCAGTGGTTTCGATAGGGTCGAGACCGTTATC